CATAAGTCGTAACTTGCTGATAATCAGCACTGTTTGTGCGCCTGATAGGACTCGATGTATGTTTTTAGTTGTGTAGATATAACACAATAGAGTGCTGATTATCAAGCGTTTATGATTTTTGATTGTGAAATATATCACAAGAAAACACAACAAATAGCACGCAAAATCGCACGCATTTTCAAAAATGCGTGCGATTTTTAGATACACGGAATGAACCGCTATTCGCGTATCTTGACTTCTCCCGTGTGGTCGAAGGTGGCGTTGTCCTTGTGATAAACGTAGACCGTTGACGCGTCCTCTTGAATTATCTTGGCATGGGCATTGCCACAGAGGTTGACGAATACTCTGCTGTGACCCTGGCATACAATGGTTACGTTACTGTCGTGCAATAAGAATACATCACCAATACCGTAGTCGGTGAAGATGATTTCTCCCGTGCAACTGCCTGCTAATAACATACGCATGGTCTTGCGACCAAATGCGGGATTTAGGAGATGTACTTCCTGGTCGATGTAGAAGTTGTGCTCGTTGAGAAAATCTCTGTCAAACAAACCCCTAATCATGTCGGCATCGGGATAGTTGTGGTGGTACAAGAAGTGCATTCCTGCTAATGCCTTTTCTATAAGTTCTTCGTCTGTGAGGTTTCTGCCCCACTCTGAATACCACTGGTCACACAATCCTTGACTGCGTGCAAGATTTCTGAAAATTTCTGATTTGTTCATATCGTTTTGGTTTTTATCGGGATTGCCATGCAAACGCAATGGGGGTGGTATGGGGGTAGGTCTGATGCTGAACTGTGTAACCCGACTTGGCTGTCGCACAGGTCGCATGGATATGAACTGCCTCGCATTACATACCACATGGCTGCTTTCTCCCTTTCGTAGAATAACTGTTGTCTGCTTCGGGCTACAATGTCTGTAACCGCTCTGTCTATGTTGCTATATGATGATTTGTAAAAGCCTGTCTTGGTTGGTTTGTCGTAATCGCTTAAAGCTCTGAATTTTTCCTTACGCGCCGTTTCAAAGAGTATAGAACCTTGCAATGCGGTTATGTTGGACTTTATGATGTTTGCGGTTTCTTGTGGTTTCTTGCCCAAGAACAGTGACGCTGCCAAGGATATTTCAATCTCAGTTTTGTATTGTTTTGCGTATGCTCGCACCCTCTGTTCTATGTTGCTTCCATAAGTGTTCTGTTTTACATATAGAAGTGTTCTATTTCTCTCTTTTTCGTTTGTGCCATAAGTTGCTATTGTGCATGTGGCACCAACAATCTTTTCCACTAATTGGGAAATGACATTGTCAACCTCTTTGTTTAGTGTGCTATTGAGGGCGAACTTGAAAGATTGTGGGCTTATGTTGTACTTGGCCGCAATTTTCGCTATTGAGAGTGCGGCCAAGTACATTAGTTCCTTGACTTTAGAGGAAATGCCACGTTGGAGCATCAGACGTTCTTCGATGAAGTCGTATGCGCGTTTCAGTTCCTCTTTGGTGTACGGTTCTTGCATTGCGCTATGCGGTTTCTTTTATGGGTTGTTGCATATTGGCCAAGATGTCCTGTTGCTGCTCTTGCTTGAACTCTCTGATAATTCTGTCGTATTCTTGTGCAGTAGAATACATTCGTATCTTTTCGGAGGCGGTCTCCTTTGACAAGAACCCGTTTTGTACGGCAGTTGCGAGATTGTTGACAAGTTCGGAGTTGTTCATGTGTACGTAAGGCTCGATGTAAAACGACACATTCATTTTGGTGAAAGCGGAAATTCTCTCACATTCCACTCCATAACCATGCTTGAAGATTTTTACGATGCCATTCAAGAAAGGTTTGTAAAGTTGTGCGTCCTCCATTGCGCGTTCGATAGACTGCGAGAAAAGTAACTTTACAGCAACTCCTGGCAAGTCACCCGATTTAGGCTCTGGAATTTTTGGTATAGAGCTTTGTTCCAGAATCAAGTCGTACAACTTGGTAAGTTGCATTTTGAAGAACTCTGAACCATCGGGCGGATTTAGGAAGCCAGCCTCAGAGTTGGCGTCCATTGTGATGACTTTGACAGAATCGGTCATAGGCTCGCCGCTAATTTCAATTTCATCACCCTTCATGTACATGATAGGGAATGCGAAAGCGAGGTTGTTCTGCGACATATAAGAGAACGAGAGTTCGTACTGGTCGATGGTGTCCTGTGAGAATTGCCAGCAAGGGCCACTTGTTCTGATATAAGACACAGGAATGAATGGGAAGTTGTGCGGCTCTTTAGACACAAGCGAATATCCGTCAAGTCCGAATTTATTCTTGATTTTGTTGATTGTGCCAGCTACGCCAGAACAGTTTTCCTTGAATCTGTAAATATAAGTATCGTCCCAAACTTCGGCCCAATGCACCATGACATTTCCCTCCTCGTCCTCGTCATTGTATCTGCGCACGAACAAGTCCAGTTCTCCAGTGACGTTGTCGTAGTGAGGGAAAAGTGTGTCGCCATTAAGATAAGAGAGAACCTTCCAGCGGAAAGCTCCTTTGTGCATGTAGCCCACAAAAGCGGCGTCACCCGTGATTTTTGCAGAGCGTGCAGCCTCATACCATGCGATTTCCATGTCGTGCGTTTCCCACCCTCGTTGAAATTCGTAGAAGTTGGCATTGTCTGTTTCGGACGGATTGTCTGTTGAGAGCGAGAACTGAATGTCATTGCCACAAAGCGTAATGGTGTGTTTAAGAGCAATGACTTGCTGGAAAGAGAAAGCGCATCTGATGACATACTCGATATAGACCTTCCCCGTTTCGGGGTCTTTCCTTACTCTGTCGGGGTAATAATGCCTATCGTATATTTTATGTCCTGTTGGGTAGTATTCGCGCAGGAAGTCGTCTTGTGTGTAGATGTCAAACAAGTTCCGTCCGTCATTGACCGCCCTTGGCGAGAGGTCGGTGCTTGGAGCTGACAATACTGATTGTGTTGGCGACTCTGCCTTAATTCTGACAAAAGGCTTCTTTACGAGTAGTTGCTTTATAGAATCCATAGGTTTTTGCGTATTTTACGTTTAACGAGTTCGAATATCATTACCATAAACATAGCTTCAATGTAGTCGGGAGAATGTCCCACATACGTTTTCATTCGCTTTTTATTTATCAGTGTGAAGCTTCTGTCAGAAGAGTCGGCATCTTGTCTGATGGCCTTTCTTTCCCTCAACAAGATTTGTTTCAGTGGCATTTTCTCAAATCCGTCGCCATTATATTTTCTGTCAAGCAAGTTGGGGTTGATAGAGAGTTCGTCCGCTTTCAGTTTTGCCGCAAACATATATGCGCACTCCGATTTAAGATTACCGAAGAGCGACTTTATCACAGTCCTCTCTTCGCTACATCTCGGAAGTGGTGCGGCCATGTTGTTGAAAGGCACTGCGCTCGGGAAGAAGCCCTTGAACACCTGCCCGAGTCCGTTCAAGTCATACGTCATGTTCTCCTCCATTACGCCCCATTCCTTCAGTTTAGCCTTGACGAGGTCCACCGCCATTTTGGCATCGTTTCTGCACACGAAGACATCTTCAATATGCCAACCGTTCCAAAGCCACATGACGAGCGAGTCGCCACCTGTAAAAGCCACGTCGCATGACACCCTTTTGCGCCCCTGGTCCTCGATGTTTTGTGGCAGGCTGTAAAACCTTTCCATGCAAGTGCGTGAGATGATGTCATCGCCACCAGCACGAATGTCCCAGTTGCCACTCAGGTCACGCCCACGCTGTTCCTCGTCCTGTTGTGCAAGGTTTGCGATATAGTTAGGGTCAGACGACAGCAATTTGATGTTCTCTTCGAGTTTGCCATAGATGAAGCAGACCGACTTGATGAACATGGTCAGTTTGTCAAACCCCAATTTTGCGTATGCAGGTTTCCATAGTCCGTCAATGGTCCTTTTACATTGCAGATAGACCTCGTCGGGTGTGTCGCCCCATATAATAGAGTTAGGCGTGTTCCCCTCCATGAAGCAATATCTGATAACCCCGTCGCGTTCGGGAATTGGGAAACCGTCGTCGCCAATCCACCAATCGATGAATTTTCTCACCCAAGAGTCGGGGTCGGGGTTACACGTGCCATATACCCTGTTCCTTATGCCGTGTGCGTTTCGGTTGTCCGTCATGAGATATTTGAACTTTTTGTACGGCATGTGCGTAATCTCGTCAATCCCAATGTATGCGTACTGCTTGCCTTGGTATTTTTTCTGGAAGTCGGAGAAAGCCTGTGAGTAGATGCCAAAGTGCAGTTTGCCGCCAGCATGGAAATTCCACGTCATATCATCTTTAGAGCGGTTGTATTTACCATATTGCTCGAAAATCTTGTTAGACTCGTCAATAAGGTTTTCCAAATCGGGCTTCTCCTCACGCAGAATAACCGCATTAAAGTAAGGGTTGTAGACATCTTTCAGTGTTTCAATCAACAAGGCGAAGCTTTTTCCACCGCCGCGAGAACCGCCGAAAATGGTTAAATCAGCGTGAGTTGCGAGGAATTTTTCTTGGCAGCCAGCTTGTGCAAATACGTTTTTGCTTGAAGTGCTGTCAGCCTCCTTTGCTCTCATTTGTTGAATAAACTCATAAGAGTAAATATTGTTGCCTTGTACAGTTTTGAAATCTTCTAACTCTTGCATATATATAAATATATGCGCAAAAATAGCCAAAATCAAACGTTGTATCAAATATTTATGCAAATTATTGCGCATATCGATGGATATTTATACATTTGCAAAAGACAAAATACACGTTCTAAATAGACCGATATGACAAAAGAAGAACTTTTGGAAAAGCTAATTGCTAAAGTTGGAAAAACCAGCCTTAGTGAGCGAACGCTAAGTGCTTATGCAGAGAACACGTTGAAATTAGTGGGTGACGACTCAAAAGTAGATGACGCGTTCTTGGAAGCCCATGCCTCGATATTGAAAACGATGGAGGGGCAGTTAAGCCATGAAATATCAAGCGGCATTGAGAAATGGAAAGAGGGTAATAACCTGAAGAAAGAGGGTAATAACCTAAAGAAAGAGGGCGGTGAAGATGACACCAATGAAATATTGGAGCTTATGAAGCAAATCCGCGAAGACAATGCTGCGTTGAAAGCAAGGCTTGACGAGGCGGACAAGAAGCAAGGCCAGAAAGATTACAAGGCAAAGCTTATGTCCGAGATGCGTTCAAAAGGTGCAGAGAACGAATACATCTTGAAACAGACCCTTGGTCAGAAAGAATTTGACACAGCGAAGTCCGTAGAAGATGCTGTTGAAGAAAGCCTAAAGGCTTATGATGCGAATTACAAGTCATGCTTTGGTGACGGAGCTACGCCGCGCGGCAATTCAGGCAATGGCACTGATGGCAACGACACTGGCAGCAAGGCCCTTGACGCATTCTTTGACAGAAAAGCAGCAGAGGGAAAATTCCCGAAAGCAGAGTAGTAACTTAATATTATTTAACACTATGAGTAGCTTTAATACTTTCGGCTCGTCCAAGAAAGAGTTTGGTAGCGGCAAGAATGTATGGTACGAAGTGACAGGCAAATGGCCTGGTGGTGGTAGCGTGACCAACCTGTCGGATTTTGATGAGAATGACGTTATTCCAGCAGGTTCGATGGTTGTGTTTGACCATGCGAAGCATCAGGCAAAGATTGTAAAGGCGACAGATGTAAAGACTGCCACAAACACAGGTGGCACGGTAGAGCCAAAGACCATCAATGGTTTGCTTGAAAACGACATTTGGGTAGAAAAGGGTACGACCTATGCAACTGCCACCGTTGTATATGGTGGCAAGATTTATGCAGACCGCCTTGCCGAAGAAGTTCCTTCGGAGGTGTGGGCCGTACTTTCCGAGATACATGCTATCAAAGAAAAATAACAAAAACAGGATAATCTTATGAATACAAGACCAGGTAATTATTACGAGTTGCTTGCCTTTGGCCTTGGCGACGTGACTTTTCAGCAGTTTGTTGACAAGTTCAAGACCAAGTACAACAAGGAGCAGACCGACGGCTTTGCATGGGACCCCGAGGTGCAGTTGGACTACACCTACGAGCAGCTTGAAGTTAATTTGGGCATTACCACGCTGCCTACCTATGTAGACTCGGAGAGTGATGCTTATGACCGCAGTCTTGGCGGTTTCGTTATTGGGTCAAATAAAATTCCGACTCAGAAAGCGCGTTATGCGATGAACCGCAAGATATTGCGTGAGCGCATGCTTGCTGTGAAGAAATTTGGCCAAGCCGCTTTGACAGGCGAGTCGCGCGACGCCATTCTGAACTTGATGTTTGAGAGTACAGACCAGTTGCTCCAAGCCAATGTGAATGCGCGCACCCACCAGCGTATGCGCATTTGCTCGACTGGCAAGTTCACCATTGACGCAGAGAACAACCCCCAAGGTTTGACAGGTTTGACCTTTGACTTTGGCATTCCAGCCGAGAACATGGACGAGCTGAAGACCACCGAGCGTTGGTGGACAAAGAGCGAGCATGTGCAGGCAAATGAGGGTGCTGCGTCAGACCCATTGCAGTATTTGAAGAACAAGGTCAAGATGATGCGCAAGAATGGTTATCCAGCAGGTCACTTTGAGATGTCGCAAGACTTGTTCGACGACTTGCTGACACACTCAAAGGTTTTGAAGCGCATTGGTTTGGCCTTGAACCCCATGGTGACAGACGAGAGTGCCATTGTAGCTGCAAAGAACCTGACAGATGACGTGCTGAAGTCGCAGATTGAGCGCATCATTGGCTGCAAGATTGTGACCCGTGACAGTGTGGCTGCCGTTGACAAGTATGACGCAGACAGCAAGTCGTTGAAGCCCGTGTCGATTGAGAACTTTGCCCCCTGCAATGTGTCGTTCGTTCCCGACGGACAGATTGGTACAATCAAGTCGGTACAGCAGTTGACAATGGACGACCCTGCCGAGCGCGTGGCATGGTTTGACGGCAACCGCACATTGCTCACCCAGAGATACAACTCTGCGACCAAGACAATGTACGTGCAGAGCGAAACATCTATTTTGCTTGTGCCACAGATGCCGCGCTATATGCAAATTTACACAGTGACAGCATAGTTATGACGACGATAGAAGAATACTTACATGGCGTGGTAGGCTTTGAGGTTAAGGATAATGCCATAACGAGCATATTGATAGACCGCGAAGTAGCACCCGAAACAGATGTTTCGACGCTTGACAAGCGCACAAAGGATTTGTGTAGGGCAGACCTGTACATGTGGTGTGCTTCGACTCCGAGTGTGCAAGGTTCAGTTGAGGACGCAGACGGTGTGTGGAAGCACAAGGAAGGCGGCACTCAGAGTTCGGCTTTTGACAAGCGTAATCTCCGCCAGATGGCCAATGACATATACAAGTTGTATGGCGAGAACACGACATCAAGCAAGGTGGTGGTCAAGAGTTGGGGCATTGCACGCAGATAGAGAATAAGAAATGTATGAAGCAGGTAAGGTATTACATAAAGGATATATTAGAGATGTTGTGCGTAAAATTGAGCGAAGCGAAAGTTGGAGCTTGCACCTACGCAGAGCATCGCCCTATCGGTATAGGCGAGCAGAAAGACAGTATATCAGTAGTAAGCCTTCCTGCGGAAATACAGAACCAGGGGGCTTATCAGAACACAGAAGTAAGGTTTGACCTGATTGTAAGGAACAGAGAGGGCGGCATATCGGCGACCGACGAGTTGCAAGAGATGCTGGACAACCTTTTGGGCCTATTCCCGATAGTAGAAGAAAGATATTCGATAACGAGTCCGAGGCTTTTGTTTAAGGGAGATGATGGAAACGGCTTTACGGTGTGGGTAGTACAAGCTCACATGGTGATAAACACAACAGACAGATTATGGCAGTAGAAAATCCGAGGTGGCCTCACACCTGCAAGGTGTACAGAATGCGTGGCGTGTCGAATTTCAGCAAGGGCGAGCAAGAGATAATCTACGAAGGCCCTTGCAGGAAATACGGCAACACATCAATCAGAACCTTTACAGGGAACGATGGTGTGCAGCGTGCAGACTATGCGCTTTCGATACCAGGGCAGATAAGAGGCATATCGACAGGTGTATTGATAGACGTGGAAGACCTTGTCGGCACTATTAGCGGTGCGATAGCCACGGACTCATACCCTACGAACTTGGGTACTACTGTATACTTCTGTCTTCCGAAGAATTAGAAGAAGCATGAGTTGCCAATCAGATAATCTGTCAGTGTTCAGAGACGGAATGAAGCGTGCGCATGACAAGCTCTTTCAGTCGATGATAAGATGCCTTTATAATTGCGGCATATTATTGATTTCGTATGCTATTGAGCGGAAGGAATGGACAGGTTTCACAGGTAATGCTCAAACCTCGTTTACGATAGGCATTTACAACAATGGTGTGCTGCAAGAGTATGCCAATGGCGAGATGGTGGCAGGTCGCAAGGCTTTAGGCAAGAAGATACGTTTAGGCAAGCGTGTATATTTGAAGCGTCCTTTTGAGGGCCGTCCGCGTGCGGTGAAAGGCAAGGTGGACGCGACAAATGAATATGCGACCAAGACAGCCCTGACCTTTTTGAAGTCGTTCAAGGCCATCAGCAAAGGCTTGTCGATGGTAATGACTATTGGTGTGGAGTATTACATGTTTTTGGAAGGTGGTGATGCGAGCGTGTTAACCAATGCGTACAACAAGACCCCCTCGATGCTTAACAAGATTGTTTGGAAAAGAATCAGAGTATAAACTTTTAATAATAAATATTATGGCTTTAACAGTAACAAAGAATATTGACAATCTTGGTACGATATTCTCGAGCGTAAATCAAGTTTTCTTCAAGGCTGGCGAGTTGAAAGCAGCAGACCTAAAAACCGCGCTTACGGTAGACCTTGAGTTGCCAATTATTGAGGATAGCGTAGGATTCAACACTGGCGAACCTGACGTGACCCAAATCAAGCTCATTAACGGTAAGATTTGGTCGCAGAAGACAAAGAGAGGTGACTCAGACATTTCGTTTAATGTGGCAAGTATTGACGGCGCAGTTAACGACCTGCTTCTGAACAAGCAAAACTCAGCTGCAATAACATCTGGAGAAGGTGTACTCTCCGAAAAGACCGAAGATGCAACGGTTGTTTATGAGGGTGACGCATACGACCTCGACCCGAAAGTTGTGCTTGGTTCTCTCATATTCAAGTCAGAGGACAAGTCGACTATCATTGTGTTGCCCTATGCTCACATTGTGTCAAGTTTTAACGCTTCAGATGGTGACAACCCTGCTTACTTCAAGGTGGTTGTGACACCTCGTCCAAGTTCGGAGGGTTACGAAATTCTGTTGTTAAAAAAAAAGTAGTTGAAGGAACGTCTGACGAAAAGAAAGAAACGGAAGGCACTAAAACGCGACAAACTAAGTTGTAAATCTTAGCCCGAATGGGGCGGCGCAAGTCTCCCTGTTTGGGCTAATTTTTTATTTGACGATATGGCTAAGAAAAAGATATTAGAGCAGCCCGACGAAGAGATGCAGTCACTGCAAAAAGCGGTGATGCACGACAAGGCCGATGTGGTGTATTTAAGAAAGAAGAAAATAAAGTTGCGCTGGATAAGAGGGTGCGTGAGAGACATCATGACAGACATACTACTGAACGAGAGTAGTGAGTCGAAGGTGAGTGCCAAGTGCGCAGCGATAATAGTGCTCAACGGTTATTGGTCAATCAAGTTGTGGTATTGGCTTGTGTGGCGATGGTTCTACTATGTGAAGCAGTACACAGAAGAAGAGTATTCGCCCTTGATGATGATGTGTAAAAAAAAACTGGGTGCAGAGAATTACTTTCTGCTTACCACATTGATGATAGGGATAAAGGACACGATGATGGCGATGACGAGGAAGGAGACCGAACGTATCCTTCGCGAACAGAACCAGGTGCAGCGTGGTCTTTAGGCGAGAAGCACCCAGACTTGGTGGCGAGCAAGAGTTTCTTTTGGGGGCTTATAAACGTGCCGATGTGGAACTACTACTATGGCATGACACTCGCTCAGATAGAATTGCTCACTTCGGACTGCCCGATAATAATATACAACACCAAGAAAGACAAGAAAGATGGTGCGAAGAAGCCTCGAGCTGGCGAAGTAAACGATGCCATGAGGCGTTGGAAGAACAAGTATGGAAAGAAAGGCAACAAGGTAAATTTAGACTTAAACGAATATAAATAATGGCAAATCTCGGAAATCTTTTTTATGAAGTACAGATAAAGGATAGCACTTCAGCAGGAATAAAATCTATTGAGGACAAGATACGGAAGCTGAATGTAGCCATATCCCCCAAGATAGATGTTAATGGCTTGAACTCTGCGCTAAGTGCTGTTTCGTCGAAGAAAGGAACGGAACTAAAGTTGACAGTGAAGGCCGACACGAAAGCTATTGTTGCCGATATAAACAGTGCTATTAGCAAGAATAAATTTACCGCAGCAGTAAAAGCCAACGTTTCGTCATTGGCTGCCGACATACAATCAGCCATAAACAAGGGGTCGTATGTGGCAAAGGTGTCCATAGACACGTCGGGCATTAAGAAGGCTGTGCAGTCGGCAGTAGGAGAAACTATCAAGGTTAAGACAACGCAAGACACGGGCAAGAAAAGCCAGCGCAGCGAGCCAGCAGCGCAGCCTGCAAGACAGGGAGCAAGACCGAGTGCGAAAAGCAGTGCAAACGCTGGCTATTTGTCGGGAGGGTGGAAGGAGAAAGTAGTAACTAAAAGTGGGTGGATTCCAGACCTTAAATCTCTTTATAGAGGGTTCTATTCAACTCCGCAAGAAGGAAGAAATTTAGCGGCATTTAGCAAAGAGGCTAAAGAAATAGCGGAGATGCAACGCTATGTGAATAGCATGAAGGGCCGCAAGCGTGCCAATATGCAAGCAATGCTTGACAGACGTATTGCTGCGATAAACAGCATGAAAGATTCCTTGAAAAGCGAAAGCGGTCAGCAACGTTATGTAGAAGGAATCAGACAAATGCTGAAAAATCCATACCGTGTGATGACGGTAAGGAATTTGCCCGAGAAAGGTTCTGCACGCTATAATGCTTTGGAAAAGGAAAGGGCTGTACAACGTGCGAGCAGAGAATCGGATATTAAGAATGCCTTTAAGAATGCAGACGCACTGGTCAAGGCGAGAGAAATCTTGGCCAAGATAAGCGCGTACACATCAAAGGGTGGTCAGCTGTCGCCAGAGTTGAAGAATGCGCAGTCAGCACTTAGCCGTTATGTGCAGACATTGGAAAACGCCAAAAGGGTTGAGAACAAGGAGACGCGTGCGCCACTGCTTTACAATCAAATAAACAAGGCAGCTGCGTCGGCCACCACGCAGTTGAAGGCGTTGAATGCGGAAAATGCCAAGCAAGCGCGTGTGGCAGCGGCTAACAGAGCCGCGTTGCGTGTGCCATTGCAAAAGAGTTCAGAGCCATTGTCGAGTGCTATTGGCTACATACGCAATGTGAACCGCAGTTTTCCGATTGGCAGTGCTGCAAGAGATAATGCTTACAACACGCTAAAGCCGCTGATAGCAGACGTGCAAAGATACAGGCACGAGATAAGGTCGAATGCGATAAATGGCACAAAGGCCGACCCTGCGACACTCAGCAAGTTGAACAGTGCGGTAGATGCGCTGAATGCCAAGATGCGTCAGATAGACAAGGTGGCATCGAACATAAAATTGAGCAAGCTGAATGCTGGCGGATATGCGAGAGACCTGCGCAACATTGTAAGCGAGATGCAGAATGTTGGCAGCAGAGGCGGCTGGCTCCGTGACCAGTTGCAGAACATATTCTCAATATATGGCGCAAAGCAGTTTTTGGACAATCTGATACAGATAGGTGGCGAGTTTGAAAAGCAGAAGATTGCGCTCGGAGCTTTGTTCGGCAGCAAATTGAAGGCCGATACGATGTATGCGAAGATACAGAACCTTGCAGTGCAATCGCCATTTACCTTTGGTGAACTGACGAATTTCACGAAGCAGTTGGCTTCATTCGGTTTTGAATATAAAGACATATACGACACGACAAAGCGGCTGGCAGACTTGTCGGCAGGTATCGGTGTGGACATGGGCCGTGTAATCCTTGCCTACGGCCAGGTGTTTACTGCAAAGTTCTTGAAAGGCCCTGAGTTGCGCCAATTTACGGAGGCAGGTATACCCCTTGTGCAAGAGTTGGCCAACAAATACACCAAGGAAAGAGGCCAGAATATATCGGCAGGCGATGTGTATAACATGGTGTCGGAAAAGCAAGTGCGCTTTGAAGATGTAAAGGAGATAATAGACAAGTACACGAGCGAGGGCGGCAAGTTCTATAAGATGCAGGAGAAGCTTAGCGACAGCGTAGCTGGCAAGTGGTCGAACCTGAAAGATAGTATAGAGATAGCCTACTCGGAATTAGAGACATCGAACAAGGGTGTGTTGAAAGGTTCAATTTCCTTGCTGACGAAAGCGATATTAAACTGGAAATTGTACGGAAACGTGATAATGGGTGCGGTCGTAGCATACGGTTTGCTCGCGGCCAAGGGGCGTGTGGCTGCATTTTTCAGCCAGCGTGCTGCTTCGACTTCGGCCATGATAAACCAGCAGACCATAGCGGTTAGAGCACAGACTGAGGCGTATAACGAACTTGTTGTTGCGATGAACAAGAAGAATGTCAGTCAGGGCTTTTACAGAGCAGATGGCTCGTGGTACAGTGGCATGACGCACAGAGAGCGGAGAGCGGCTGGCCGAGAGGCTCGCAGACTGATACTGAAAGGCCAGAGTGCCGCCAACCTTACCCCCTTGTATATGGGCGCGCCGCAAGTAGACCCCACGACAGGGAAGCGGATAATAAGTGCTAAAGACAAGGATTGGTTAAATACTTATATACGCCCCGCTGAAGGAATTAACCGTAAGATGGCTATATTAAACAGGCATTTCGTCCAGATGCCAAACAACCTTAAAAAGTGTGGTATTGGATTCAGAATGATTGGTTTAAGGGCAAAAATGGCATTCCTGTCAATAAAGAACACTGCATTGATGGCAGCTTCTTCCATCAAAGCGATGCTTGTTTCGATGTGGCCGATGATTGCCTTGACAACAGCGTTTAGTTTGTGGGCGGACTACAAGGAGGACAAGAACATGCGTGAAGACCACGCGAAAGACAGTATAGAGGGCTTCAAGCAGGCTTACAAGGAATTGACAGAATTTATTGCGGCGAATCCTATTAAAATAGCGATAGACACGGGTAATGAGACGCAAATAGTAGACCTTGTGAAAGCCTACACCGAGCAGTTGCGCAACTCGCCCATTAACGTAGATTTTGCCTTGTACCATGCGGACAGTATAACAGACATGGCGAAAAGGTTGGAATACTTGAAGGAGAAAGCTGAACAAGCCGCCGCGGCTGCGAACAAGGTAAAGCTGAATGCGGCTTCGGTGTCGGACGCGATAGACGACGAGACAGACGACTGGGGTTATGATGACAAGCTGTATCAGAACGTGAAGGATTACACCCAATCGCTGCGAGATGTGGAGAAAGAGTCGGCAAAGGTGTCGCAGGACGACATGGACGAATATCTTAAAAAAATTGATAAGAGTTGGGACAGATTGCTGGCTGGCAACAAGACGAAGCAATATAGGAAGGATTTGTTGGATTTGGCGAACACTCTTGATTTTTATAAGCGTATTGGTGATTCAAAGGGGTTCGTAAAAGCATTGATGGCTAATAAAGAGAAGTACGGAGATTCAAGTGTTGCTTCTATGCTTGGATATGGGACAGGTCTTATAGACCTTAAAGGAACTATCGAAACGAGCGAGGAACAATATCAGGAGTTTGCTTCAGACATGGCCTCGGCATCAGCTGTCATAATGGCGCAGTTAAACTCCGACTCGAGTGCTGTTGTGACCGAAACATTGAATAACGGTCAGAAAATAACCGCATTGACTGACGCTGGACACATGCAGATGGTGTCGTACATACAGGATTATGCGAACCTTCATAAGCTTGGTGCGGAGGAAACACAGGCCATGATAGCTGAAATGGAAAGCAGGTATAGGGCCTCGAGTGATGCGACATGGCAGCAGCAAAGCACAGCGATGGACGCACTGATGGACTTGATGCAAGAAAAGACGAAGAAGCTCTTTGAGGGGAAAGACCTGTCGAAGGGTTTCAGTCAGTCGCAAAAGGAAGCCATAAACAGAATGATAGACGAGTTGCCGCAACAGTTTGACGGTTACAAGGCTAAGCTGCGACAGATGTGTAATGCTGCATCGAGCGAGTTGATGATTAGGATTGGTATACAGTTCAATATGCTGAACACGCCACAGACAGCAGTAAAAAGTAATGCACAAGAGACTTTTGACACGGCCTTTCCTTCTGGAAAAGGTGACTCTGCGAAATACTTTTTACTACGCCCGACAGACCCTGCCATGAGCACAGACGAAATGATAAAAGGCTGGCAGGCGAACATAGAGCGTGACACGGAAAGATTGCGGTATCTGAAAACTGTAACAGCGAAGAATAAAAGGAATGACCAGCTAATAAAGAATATAGAGAATAACATTGAGATGAACAAGGAAGCACTCAGAAGAGTAAATCCTTGGGCATTGTCGGAGACAGAAGCAAAATTAAACAAGAAAGACAACCAGGCTGCGGAAAAAGCGCGAAGAGCCAGGGAAAAGCGACAAAGAGAAGAAGAGAAGCAGCTAAGAGAATATGAGAAAAAGAAGCAAGAAGAATACAACCAGCTGAAGCGTGTGAAAGACGTGTTTGAGAAGCTTCGTGACTTGTATGGCGACGTGGGTGCTTTGAATAAAATCAAGGATAGCGGTCTGTTCAAGAAAGATTTCATACCCGATGCCGCAAAGACCCGAGAGGAATTTGTGGCAGCCTATAAGAAGATGCTTGTGAAGTTGAAGGGCAGCATAAAGCCTAAAAGCGACGCACTGAAAAAGCTGATAGACGAAATAGAGCGAGAAAAATTTGACATATCGTTCCAAGTGGACAAGGACAAGCTTGACGAGCAAGTGAAGACCTTGGAGGCTGCCTTGGACAGGGCTGGCGATGCTTGGTCGAGATTCAAGACGCTGCAAGAAGGTGGGTTTACGAAAGAACTCGCTGGAAGGTTTGCGTTCGGTCAAGACTACGGCCATTATGACCATACGAACATGGCGGACGATATGTATGAGAGATTGGGGTTTGTCATGTCTCACAATACGCCTTCGGGTGTGGAAGCATGGGACGATGTGTTAAGAATGAACACGGAAGAGATAAAGAAAGCGTATGGGTACAATGCCGAGGCATACAGTCCTGTGCTGAAATTGGTGGAGGCTTATCAGAAGGCCAACAAGGAAATAAAGAGTGAGAATGACAAGCTGTTTACGGATTTGTATAAGAGTTCGCGAGACTATGCCGAAAAGGTAAATGCGGTAGAGAAAAAGAAACAGAAAGATGTTGCAACTATTCGTGAGCAAGGACGAGGGTATAATGAATTAAAAGCGCAATATGACGAGACAAAGACAAGTCTTGATTATGCAAAAGAACGGCTTGATTTTTTGAAGCCAGAGACAAAAGAATACAAGACGCAGGAAAAGCTTATAAAAAAACTTGAAACCAGATTTGCGAAGCTAAATGAGAAAATGGGCGAGAAGCTTCCGCCCGACGTGGTAGCGCGTCTTGTTGGCGAGCGTAACAAGCAGGCCCTTGAAGAGCTTGGCAAATTGGAATGGGAGGAATTTCAGAAGGGCAGCGACTACATGACGTTCTTCCAGGCTGTGCTGTCGATGTCGGAACAGACCATGCAATCGGTGTACAGTACGATAAGGGGCTATTTGGACAAGGCGTTTCAAGATGGCAAGATGTCGGCAAAGGACTATTACGACAACTTGCAGAAGCTTGACGAGCAGAAGGAAAAGAAGGAGAACGATACGACTAAGAGCCGTAAGTTTTTCCTTGAAGGCAGAAAGGGTGCAGCGCAATGGTCTGTGGACCACTACAAGGCCAAGTACGAGAAAGCTAATGTGGATTATGCTAATTCATCAGAGAAAAGGAAGGATTTTGAGTTCAGATATGGCGAACAGATTGGGAATGATAGTTCTCTTAGTGAACAACATAAAAAATTAAAAGACGACGAGGACACTAAGAAGAAAGAGAAGAAGGCCGCCGAGAAACACCTGGCCGCCGCCATGAGGTTTTTGAAGCTTATAAATGATACTTCTGATACATTTTCAAAAGTGGCGGAAGAATTTTCTAAATTAGGTAGCATTGCAGACAATCTTATGGAGATGTCTGGAGGTGTGTATAAAGGTGAGTCTTCTACTTTTTATAAATTTGCAAGAGGTCTCCAAACTGTAAGTGCTGTTGGTGGAAACTTAACTGATGCAGCAGGTAGCTTTTTGAGTGGTGACTTTTTGGGTGGTGCTGCTTCTCTCACAAGTGCAGCATCTGCACTTTTTAACTTGTTTGGGGCAATAACCCACGAAAGGGCTGAAAGGTATGCCTATGAATCTGAAACATCAGGGAGTGCAGCCGAAAATTTTGGCAAGATTGTAAATAAGTATGGTATTTATACAAGTCCACAGGAACTTGCCGCAAATTACGAAAAGAGCCACGTTGGTCGTTATAATGATGTAAGCGAAATGCTAAAAGGCATAAGTGAAAATGACGGGAAGCAGATGGTAGAGGCAAGTAGAAGGTATGATATGGTATTTACGTTTGATGAAAACGGCGTACCGCACATGGAGAAAAAATACAAAGATGATGGTGAAGAACTAAAGAAAGAGGGATATGACAAGGCAAAGAATATAACTGCCTTGGGTGCTCAATATGCTCTACTGGTTCAGCAAAGGAATAAGCTTCTGGACGCTGCCGACACAGAAAGGAACGGCAAGAGTGGTGATAAAGCAAAAGCAGATGATTACCAAAAGCAAGCTGAAGAAATAACAGAACAGATTAACGAGTTCAAATCGAATGTGCTTAAAGAAATATACGGCATTGATTTTACGAGTTTTGCCAATAGTTTGTCTTCTGCCTTGGTTGATGCCTTCAAGAATGGACAAGACGCGGCAGAGGTGTTTGCGAACAGCGTGAACGATTTGCTTGACACCATAACGAAGAATGTAATTGCGCAAGCTATTATTATGCCAGAACTGGAGAAGTTGTCGAAGGCGGTAGAGGCGGCTTACGACTTGAATGACCCCGACTCTATAAATAAAGTGATAGACCTTATTGTGGATTTCCGAGACAACGTAGGGCCAAGGCTTGTGGAAGACTCAAAAAAGGTGCGCGATGGTGTGAATGAACGTACCGATGGTGCGCTGTCAAGTTCTGGCAGTTCTTCGTCAATGTCGTCGTCAATCAAAGGTTTAACAGAAGAGACGGGTTCGCTGCTTGCGTCGTACATCAACGCCATTCGTGCAGATGTGAGCATGAGCAGAGACATGCTTAAACAGGTGGTAGAGGTAGCCTTTCCGCAGATGAATGTGCTTGCAGAGCAGCAGCTGAAGCAGCTTAATGCCATTGTGCAACAAGCGAAGCTGATAGAAGCTAATACACGCTCGAACGCTGAGGCTGCAAAGAACATACAATCGGCCTTGAACAGTGTGCTGACATTGGGTAATGGTGGAAAGGCTGTTCGCATTAAGACATAAAAAAAGCCCAGGCTTTTAGCCTGGGCTACTATTAACCAAAAAAACCAATAAATTTTGGTGTCAATGAAGATTGACGCTACAAAAGTACTACTTTATTTTTTGAAATATGGATTATACGAAAGGATTTAAGACCGCAAACGGCAAAATAGGGCTTGACGCGCGCGAGAGGGCTATGGCCGACTTGACTTTGATGGGCTGGAAAGAGCAAGATGCCTATGTGCTGATATACGGCCCTGGTGCTGCATATAGTGACGAATGGCACAAGCAAAAAATGAAAGAAATAGTAGACAGGGAGGTTTTTGCCAACTACATAATGAAGGCAAAGAAGAAAGCGGACAAGGAGGCGAGCAAGGCTGTGGATAATGCCATACAGGAAGAATTTGACAGCATAGATGCCGCCAGACAGATGAGCAAGGAAGATGTGATGAGCGAACTTGTGCGTATAGCTTTCAAGATGCCAGCGAATGACCCGAAGCGTGCAGACATATTGATGAAATATGCCGACCTTACTCAGATGAAAAAAGACGAGGTGGACAAGGAGGAAAAGACTGTGCACACCTACTTGCCGTTGACGTGTAAGGACTGCCCACTTTACGTAAAGCACAAGCGCAGGCAGAATGGTTGAAGTGTGGAACTCGGTGGTAGCAGGCCACCGAGTTACTTATTTTGATGATTTAGACCCTCAAAGCACCAGTAGGACACCAAGAAGTGCCGTACTTTTTATCAATCATGGCGAGATATTTCTCTATATTGCCATTCAGGTTTTCCCACTCGTCATATATTCTCTCGGATTCTTCCGCGATTTTTTGCTCTCTCTCGTCATCATCATCGGGGAACTGTACAGTCTCGAACAGCAAATCAAGGTCGTCTATATCGATGTAAGCCATTGTCTCTGATAGACAGTGAGACAAATCGTCCAATCCGCATACGGGTGGCAGCCCCGACATCTTTATCTCTTCGTTTGTTAACGCGAGTGTTTCGCCTATCTTGTCATAAGAGCCGTCGCACACGAGTCTATCTATGTTGCAGTGCATCTCGTGGCGTTGTGCTGCAAGTTCGCTGATAAGTTCGGCCTGTTTCTCTGTCATGCCATTCTGCACTGCAATTTCTTCGTTACTGATATTGCGTGCTGCTGCCGACTCTCTCCTGTAATCGTACTGTGCCTTATTTAAGTATGCCATAATAGTTGCCCGTCATGCCGATAGCGCAGCGTTTGTTACTTAATCTATTGCTTCGTCAAGAGTCCACTCTGACTTGTTGAAGCTCTCTTTTCCGATGTGGTAGAATTTCTCATCTTCCACGACATTGTGCCCTTTATATTCGTATACTTTTGCATACTCATTAAGGTAGCTTTCAAAGAAAGATGATGCGGTGTCATAATCTTCGTTCAGGTCGTCACAGGCAGAGTCGTCATAGATGACCTCATTGTTTTTCATTAGGCGGTAATAACCGCTAATGCTCATTTCAATTTTGTACCCTAACTGGGTGATAATATTATCGTTCATGTTTGCCGGTTTTAATATTAGCAGAATGTTTCAAATTCCTCTTTTGTTATTTCTTCAAACACATCTCTGCTTTCATCTTCAAAGAATGGGCATGTGCGATTGATGTAGATTTCTTCTCCGTCCTCACCTACGAAAAGGAAGGCATCTTCGTATGGACGATTTGGGTACGACTGCTGTATGCAGCATGGTGCTTGGTATACCTTGCCATGCAAAACCTCATCGTCTGTAATGCAGATTTCGTCACGATTGATGCCATGTTCGACATCGACGAAAGTCTGCAATATGTCTGATGGGATTTCGTGAAGTTTGCGAACGGGTATTTTATCTTCGCCAAAATCGGTGTTCATATAGAGCGTATCGTCGTCCTCGTCGCCTGGCTCGACTTTTTCGTACATGTCCTCTAACCAGGCATCAGAATAGTTGAGTTGTTCGTTGGGGTGACAAAGCTGGCCGTAGTCATCTTTGATAAGAATATCCCAATCGCAGAGTTGAGAGCCGAATGCACCACAATAGATTTCGCTGTGTTTGCAAAGCAATATGCCATCTTCGCGTTTTACGAGTGTGTCAAAGACCTTTGATAAAGATAAATTGGTCGTCATAATTTCTGATTTTTTTAGTGATAAAATTGATTTGATTGATACAACTTGTAGAAATTATGCTTACCTTTGCGTTGTCAACCCTATCAAGGGTTGAGGATTGAAACGCTCTAATGAGCATAATTTCTACTATTGTAGATAAAGAGTCGAGAGTTAAATCTCGTGGTAAGCCCCACCCCGTGACGGTGGGGCTTTTTTAAGTGCCAGCATGGTTCACCGTCCAAAATCTATTTGTATCAATAGGCTTACTAAACTGACGCTGCAAAAATGGAGTTTTCTTTATAAAAGCTTCAATTTCTTCAATGGTGTGCGCCCCCTCCCAGAATAGAGATGTAAAACTTCCGCATCTTCCATCATCTACCGACCATGGTTTGAGATACAGTGTCCACTCTGTGCCCAGAAAATAGCCACGGAAAAAAGTATATTTTTTTATTGCTAAATTGGACAAGGTGCGTTCTAAATTTTCCCATGCATCGTGTTCAGGGTAAAGTGGCAAGATGTCCCCCTCTCGAACAGGAATGGGGACATAATCACTGCTCCCGTTCGTTCCGAAATAAAACATTAGTTGTCTGTCCATATTACACTATTTTACAGGTTCTATTTCGACTGCCCATGCAGGTGTTGTATAATCTTCATAGGCGACAGCGTAAAAAGAGCCGTCTACGCGGACTACCTGAAAATAGTAGTCGCTCTCGTGCTCGGCGAGCCATTCAGTGTATTCTTCTGTGCCTTCTCAAAATAGCGAGGCTCTACGACCTCGTAGATAGCCTCTTTTGCTTTAAGGTCTGATGTCAACATATTGTTTATAAGTTTATGGTTCAACAAAATTGTTCAAAGTAATCTTTAACTTCTGGTGAGAGGTTTCGTAGTCCGCAACAAATATATCCAGCAGTCATGTCGACAGAGGAATGTCCCATCATTTTGGAGATGGAGTAAAGGTCAGCCCCTCTAAGGTAGAGGTTTGTGGCGAAAGACCTGCGTGCAGTGTGTGATGACACAAAGCAACATTTGTTGGACGTGGAAAATTCGCCCCTCCTGTAAAGCGTGCATTCGGAGTCGATGCCCACACTTTGGCAAATATCCCGTAATATGCGGTTGAATGTGGTGTCGGCCATAGAAGTGTCTTTGATGGCAGACAAGTCGTCAATCAACCTGTTAACCATTGGTGCTATGGGGACAATAGCCTCGATGTGCGTCTTGATGGACACGTATCTTAAAAAGCCCTCCTGCGTGATATTTGCTTTAGAGAACTTCAAGAAGTCGGAGTGTCTTGCCCCTGTAAGGCAACCTAAGAGAAACATTGTTTTTACGATGCGCTCTCTTTCGGTTGTTGGGTTGTAGTTAGAAACCATTTTTATTTCGTCGTCGGAGAGGAATACTTGCTGAGAAGCCTCCTTTTTGACGTAGATGGAATCTTCCCAATTTTTGGGTAGCGTAATCTCATCTTCGTAGGTGCGCAAGACAGATTTTAGCATTGCGCACATTGTGCGTGCTGACGACTTGGCCATGACCGTCTTTAGATAGCTGACATAGTCGTAAAGGTTAGACTTGGTCATGTTGTCCCAAGTAAAATCGCACCCTGTGGAGGTTACGAACCTTTCTTTGGTTTTATCTGCATAGTTAGGGTATTTTTTCCTGTATGCTTCATAAAGGGTTGTTTTCATGAATTGGTTTTATTGGTAATAGTACCATCACTTGTAGCAACACAAGTGATGGCTTTTCTCGACAAGCGGTTTAGTCGGGCAGTTCGTCTTGGTCGAAAGTCAGTCCTTTCTTTTTGCAATATTTCCGAAGTTTCTTCTCGAAATATCCTGCGAATACCATCATGAGCAGTTTGTGCAAGCCATAGGCGAGCGGAATGCCGATGATGAGTACTGCAATATACCAGAGACCACCGAAAAAGAGAGTTGCAATAATAAGGATGCAAATAATAGTAATTATAGTCATGATGGTGTGTGTTATCTGTATTCGATGTTATACTTAGGCATTTCGTACCAATAGAACCTCTGGTGAAAGTAAATGGAGGCTACGTAAAGGACGATGGTAAGAAGTGCTGCATAGCCTGCTGAACCACCCCACTCACAGGCGGAGACGAGAAATACAGAGCCAATGCTGGCGAGAAAACAGATGGCGCATAGTGCGCCACAGATAATCATGCCATAAGCTATGGGCTTGATGTGCGAATTTATGTATCTGTCGAGTGTATTCCACCCCATGGATTCCTTAGATTTATCTGATAACAAAGTGTATTTTTTTCTCAGTTTGCTGATTTTACTTGGACCTAAAGGGCCATACTTAAAAACGTACTTAACGATTTCTTTTGCTGTCATGATTTATTGGTTTTAATTGGTTAAACATGGTTAGTGGCATGGAAGTAAATCCGCACCACTAATGATAGAATGAAAAATATTATCAGCGTTGTTCTTTGTCTGTACTAATTGCAAATATAGTTGTTTTTGTAATACGGAGGGTGTGCGACAATGCCATTTTTGGCGTTGTGCGTGATTTTAGTTGGTTTGAGATGCCCCAATGTGACAACCAAATGTCACAATGGGAGAGAGTTTTTAATAAGTTAGTCCGTCCATAATAGCTACTGAAATGGAAAGTAGTGAGTTAACGTCAGCGTCCTGTAATTCGTAGGCATAATCAATGATATATCCTTTCGCTTCAACACTTAATGCAGCGTTGTCTGTGCCGATACGGACACCCACAATGGTAATAGGCTCATTTGTGTGGACGTTGTAGCCTTGTATAGGATTGTTGAGGCGGAGAACTCCGTCGCAGTCAAGTTCTTTGCAATATTCATTGATAGATGAGATTGCGTCATTCCTTAACTTGTCTGTAAGTGTATTGCTGGCAATATTTTTATTCATTGCATTGGTTTTTTAGTTGGTTTGTTGGTTTTGCAGGTGTGAGGGGAGTCGAACCCCTCGCGCTGCCTTGTATCAGCTCACCTTGTTGTCTGTTTCCATGCCGATTTGCATTAAGACCCTGTTAATTGACAGGTAGTCGAATTGCATGAGGTCTATGCTATAATATTCGTCAATTATAGCGGATAAAGTCCCTTTGTGTGTGATACCTACCCCGATGGCCTTGAATGTAAGATTGTTGACAATGTCGTGCAGTTTGACAGCTGAACGGAAATAGTAGGTGTTCCCTTCGCGATGTTGCAAGAACGTTTCGATGGCGCACATGTCCTTGTCGGAGATGTCGTTAAACATTTGGCGATGTTCTTCGGATAGTTCTAATAAACTTTTCATGTTAATTGGTTTTAGTTGGTTTATGTACCTGCCAAGTGTTTAGCGACTTGGCAGGATTGGATTACTTGCGTTTGATGTAGAGTTCAAAATCGTCTCCGCTCTCGTAGATGTTTTGTGCGTTTACGTATTGTCCGCAATCTCGGTCGCATTGCTCAAAATCTTCAGATGCTTCGTTTGTGAAGTAGAACTCGTAATCTTGACAATCGCGCACGTTGTATGCTCTGAATGCTTCGCAGCAATTACTTGCGAGCAAAATACCCTCGTCTTGCATTTTTTTGCAAAGTTGCTCGAACTGCTTTACAAGTTCCTCCTGTTCTCTTGTTAATTGAATGAGTGCATTACAACCTTTTATTGTGCGAGTTCCTTCCTCGTCGACAATTTCGTATTCGTTGTAAGAGAGGCATTCTTCTTTTGTTGGGTAGATGTGTTCTCTGTCGGGTAATTCGGTACTTGTGAATCGGTCATAATCGTAGTCGTATTTGACAACTTTTATATCCGACACTTTTTGTGAAACAGGACACCCGTGCTGGAATGTCCAAACCACGTCACTTCCATACGAGGCAGCAAGACATTTGAACGGGTTGTTTGTGCTGCATGCAAGACGTTTTCCTCTTTCAAAATCGAGCCTTGACGCATAGACCTCGGTTTCTTCAATTTCGATAATTTTATCGCTGTCCACGACTTTTGCGTAGGTTCGTGCATGGACTGTTCCCAGGGACTTGCTATCGCGTATGAAATGAGTTTCTACAAGTAGAACTTGTAGTAACTGAGCTTTTTCTTCGTCGAAGAAGAAAGCTTCATTAGTAGAGAAAATTTCGCATGAGTTTTCGTTGTAGGTCATCATAATTGGTTTGTTTTTAATTGGTTAATAAAATGGTTTGTCGTGTGATGTTAAGACCACACGACAATAAGGTTAGTTGTTGAAAAAATACATTCCTTGCAAATGCGGCAGGCGTTGCAAGAAACGTTTCCGCGTGTTTCACGACTCAATTTTCCAGAGGTACTGGACATCTCCACCGCCTAAAGTAAGCGTTACGTCAGGCTCGGCCATCAAGTCACTTTTTTTGAATGAGAAATAATACATCGACCTTGGCTTTAGCTCGCCACTGATTATCTTCAATTCGCTTGATGACTTCATATAGGCTGAACCAGTGACCAAATCCCATCGGAGCAGGTCTTTCAAAAATTCTTTTGCTTTCATGTTGTTTTGCTTTATTGGTTTAATAGGTTATACAAAGTTTGCGTGTCACCGACAAAAGTGATACGCAATAAGATTTCTTCATTTCAGAAGATTAGCAAAATCAGATAGAAATAGCATCATCATTGAGTATACTCTCAACATATTTCACGATGCGTTCGTACTCTTTTCCGCTCATTTTGCTATCGGCATAGGCTTTCCTTATCAATTCTTCGCCAGTTCCATAGAAGTCACCAACTTTCCATTTGTTGTTGCTTCGTGTCCAAGTGAAGTAACGTCCGCTGCTCCACCAATTTTTGAATACTATGTAGTCACTTTGACCACATATTTCAGCATCGCCATAGATATCAGCATCTCCAAAGACTCCAGCATCTCCAAAGACTTTAGTATTGCCACAGATTTCAGCATTGTCACCTACATAAGCATTGTCACATATTTCAGAGTTGCCATAAACTTCAGCTTTGCCACATACACGAGCGCTGTCGCCTATTGTAGCTTCGCCAAAGACAGCAGCATGGCCATGTACGACAGCATCTTCACAGACAATAGCATAGTCACAGACTTCAGCATAGCTAAAGACATGAGCATTGCCAAAGACAAAAGCATTGCCAAAGACTCGAGCTTTATTATCGACTCGAGCTTTGCCATATACCTCGGCATCGCCATATACCTCAGCTTTGCTATATACCTTGGCATCTTCAAAGACTTTGGCTCTGTCAAATACCTTAGCATCTCCATAGACCCAACAATCGCCATTTTGTGAAAGGTTTTCTTCAGATTTTACAAATCCTCCTTTGTCGCCTTTTTTCACGTCAGCAAAGTCAATTAGTGCTTCAATTCTATAAAGTGTAACACCAAGGGCAATAGTTGTTTCGTCAGTTAATTTGTACTTTTTCATTTTTGGTTTGTTTTTAGTGGTTGAAAATGGTTTGCCGTGTAGTTTTACGACCACACGGCAAATGTGCTTAAAGTCCCATTGATTTTGCAATATCTTGTACTTCTTTGATGGCGTAGCGAGTGACACCCACTCGTTGAATAGTTTCCTTTATTTCCTTTTCCGTTATTTTGCGATATAAATCGAGCCTAACTCCGAAAGGTGCATTGTTTATTATGAGAGCGTACCTTTCATTTTCCGACATTATTTTGTCGCATTTGCGCAGCTTGCTGAAAACGAAATTAAGGCAAATGTTTCCATTGTCACGAGGAACCATGCGTTGCAAAAGGCTGTCATAATTCAGCGTTTCGAGGTCGCCTCTTTCGCCATTGAAAGGAGATGAGGCCACATACGCATAATACTGTTTCATTGTAAATTGGTTTTATGTGGTTAATAATACGTTTCCCCACGCCCGACAATGGACGTGGGGAATGTGGTTACTTACGCTTCATGCAGAGGTGGCAATCCAAGGAATATGCTGGAATGCTGATTCCTTGGAAAGCATCGTGTTCGCGTGACACTTCTTCAAAGCCTTCTCCTTCTTCGGGTGCGTCATAATCGCAGTCCCATTCTTTGACATTACGGAGGTTAAAGGCTCTTATGTCGCCATCGTAGTCAGGCATCAACAATACATTGTTGTCTTTGAGTTGCTGAATTGTCTGTTTCAGCGTGTCGAATAACGCCATTTGGTCGTTGTCGAGCATTACGAGTTTGTTGATACCGACACGCTTTGTAACGCTGCCGTCGGCATGTTTTACGTCATACTCATTAAACGACAAGCACTCTTCTTTTGACTTGAAGATGTTCGTTTGTGGAATGCCTTCACAAGTCCAAGTTCTTTGTTCGTAGTCGTAAACTACTTGCAAGGGTCTGATGTCTATTGTTACTGGTTCTCCGTCAACGAAAATCCATGCTTCGTCAATGCCACTGAATCCGTCGGGACGAATGTAGAAAGGCGAGCTAAAAACTTCATAGCACGCTTTTTGTTCTTTTTCGTAATCCTCGACACTTTTATACATCAGTATAGGGATTTGAGTGCTGTGCTCTTTGCCGTCAGGACCTTGGAGAATGGTTGTTACTTCATACTCCTCGTCTTCAACACTTTGACGGGTGGCAATCAATTTTTTAAGTGTTACTTCTGTAAGAGTTCCGTCAATCATCGTGAAACCTTTTGCGTCGCAGTAAATTTTCATAATTGGTTTTGTTTTAAGTGGTTAATAAAATTTATCGTTGCTTGGGCGTGTGCAAATACGCCCAAGCATTGTTATGCTACATGTCCGACAATGGTTTGTTGGACGATGTCGCCATTGTCATCGATTAGGTAATCATCGAATTGGTCAGCGTATATTTCGGTGTAGTACTCCATCGTTTCTTTGTCGTTGTTGTTTATATCCGTTTCGCTGTTAAATTCCTCATCGAGGATTAAATCCTTCAGCCTTTCGGCATAGTAATCGAAAAGGTTGCTCCATCGCAGTTTCAGACAGTGCGACAATAGTTTGTCTGCTCTGTCTGACAGGCCGAAAATGCCTTTATACTCTACGAGTGAGTCCACAAACTTTTCGTAGTCAACGACATCGAGGAAGTTGTAATTATAGAAACCTATGCTCCAATCTTTAAGAGAGTTTCTAATTACTTCTAACTTTTCACCTACCCAACCCATAGCGGATTGCTCTATGAGTTCGTAAAGTCTGTTTGAAAGACTGTCGTTTTCTTCGATTACGTTTAGAAGTTCGCTTGTACTGAGTTCTGATAAATTTTTCATAATTGGTTTTGTTTTTAGTGGTTAAAAAGTTAGCTGTGCGACAATAAAGCCGCACAGCCTACTAAACACTACGCATATTGCATTACGCAACCTTTTCAATCATAAGATTTTCAAGAAGGACGTATGCAGGGAATGCCTTTTTATCTTCCATTGTGGGGTCGATGTAGTAATATAGTTCGTCCCGTTCATCATCAGACAAGTCGTTCAAGTCCTCGTCTGTGCAATACAGCCCACAAAGGGCTTTTTCCTCGCAATACGCTAATACACACTCCAATGCGTGTTCTTCGTCAAATGCAAAGACTTCAAACATGGCTACATTGTAGCCTGCGCCTGTCCACAGGTACACTTTGAAATTCTTGTCTCCACATTCGTTGTTATTAACTACGTATGTCATAATATTTGGTTTAATTGGTTTGTGTACCAGCCAAGTCACTAAACACTTGGCAGGTGTTTTCCATTGCTTATGCGTCGTAGACATCTCTGAGAGCATCGTAAAGTTGATACACCATTTCAGCGGCAGCTTCCATGTCCTCCACAATATCCGCAATGTGGTATGGCGCACCATTTTTTCCGTGCCCGTCAGGGCCAATCCATAGATATGCTTCATAGTCTGGGTCGTAGTTCTGATAATAATCAAGGATATTATCAATAAGCAAACCGAGGCTATTGTTACTGGTGCAGACAGAGAAATTAAAATCCTGTCCTTTTGGCGTGAATTTTTCAAAATCGAAAATGGTGTCTGTCTCAGCCTTTCGTTCGATAGTGACGGCCCAACCTTGTTTTTGGGCCACACTGATTACAACGTCTTCAAGATTCATAATTGGTTCGTTTTAATTGGTTTATAAATTGCAGGGTGCGTACTTTCGACAATACGCACCCTGTTTTTATTCTTCGTCTTCTTCGTCTTCTTCTTCGTCTTCTTCTTCGTCTTCGTCTTCTTCGTCTTCGATACCAAGCCATTCCTTTATGGTATCGAACTCGAACCACATCATGTCATTCAAGTCGGTTGCGTCAATGCCATCGGGATAGGCATCTTCGAGAATTGATTCAAGGTTGTCGAATTGTTCCCATGACAATTCATTTGCATTTTCCTGAGCACCACCCCAAAAATCGAAATGGCGCAAACTTTGTTCACTGAAAATCTTCATCTTATTGGTTTTAAGTGGGTTAAACAATGTACCGACACACCTTGCAAGAGGTGTGTCGGTTTTTTACATCATTTCTTCGAGTTCGTTTTGGACCGACAATAAATCCAAACCGCTGAATAGTTTATTAAGTCTTTCAGCATTTCGCTTACATTCCTTGTATGTTTTCAAGGCTTTGATGCTATCATCACTATAACCGAACTCGCTGCAAAAGTCCTTAAATGAACCCTGTGCAGCGTATGAGTCCGACAATACGCAATTTAATGCGTTCATGTAGTCGGACTCGTCAAGTTCTTCTTTCCCGTTTCTCCAGTCCATGTATGACGTCGCATAACGGAAATAACATCTTTCCCCGTTATAAGACATTCGTATCTCGAATCTATAATGGTGATTGAATCTCGATTCATCTACTGAAAATTGATAATCGCCATCAACTAAACGTGAAGACATTACAACATTGCCGAAACTGAATTTTAATGTAGCTTTCATTTTTATTGGTTTTATAGGGTTGATAAAAAGCTATCGCCTACAAACCAAATTGCAGGCGATAGAATTACGGCATTTCCTCTTTTGCGCCATCATACAACTCTGGTATGAAGGCACTGAAAAATGGGATTAAACTTGCCACAATGGCGAGTATGTTCATACATAGTACGCTGATAGCAAATGCTATCAGCGAAATAATTAGTACTAAATCTTTCATATCATTGGTTTTTGGTTTTCGTGGTATTCGGGTGCATCAAACACCCGAATGCCTTTTAATCCTCAATAATGTACGCAAAGAGGACTTTATCGCCTTTTGCGAAAACTGCATCAGCCTGACAAAACAAAAATCCGTCAAGCGGTTTTTCTGTGACAAAAAAGACCGTTTTATCGTTGTAATGGCGGCCGCAAACGAGGTCAAATTGCAGTTCATCACGCATTTTCCCTTCAGTCGCAACGAATCCTTTAACGTCATTGTTTTTTGTCACATAGTTGAGCATAGCAATAGCTTTCATAATAATTGGTTTTAGAGAGTTAATAATAAAGTTGGCGCAAGCAAAACAAAATGCTTGCGCCATCGTTATACGTTTTTGTAGTACGTTTTAATAACGTAGTCTACATATCTTTTAGCCGCCCAAACGAAGTCCTCTAAAATTTCGTTTGTGCTGTCGTATGTGCAGCCAAAATTCTCAACGTTAGTAATAACGTTGTTAACATGGCTGTCAAAGTTGCCGCCAAGAGGCAGCAAAAAAAATTCTATCTTGTTTGCGTTTTCACGCATACAAGAAATTGCTTTTTTGTCATAACTCCAAAAAGACATATTTTTATTTTTTATTGGTTAATACTTGCACGTACACACGAATTTTCGCGTGCGTACGTGTTACGTCATGCGGCTAACCACACCGCAAAAAAAAATTACTCGTTTCTCTTTGTATTTCCGCTGTTTATCCGTTCATCGCCATAAAGGCACGGCCTAAAACCCCTACAAGAGGGAAAAGTTTTGCCCTATTTTTACCATACGGCCCAATTTGGGCGCGTGCACTTTTGTTCCTTTCGGATTTTGTGTACAAAATAGGAAGGTATAAAGCCGTCAAAATTACCCGAATCAATCACGGATGCGTCCGTAATTATGTATTTAGATTCAACCTATCTTAAAACGGCCGGCAACGCACTAAAATAGCACGCGAATAGTTACGACGATTCGGCACGCACCCCGAACTATTTAAGCGAGTGCGTGCACGCCTGTATACATTACAGGCAAACCAATATTTTTTTGTTCAATAAGTCAAAGAGCGAATTTGCCGTACCACCTCCATACAATTTGCCAAAGATTGTGCATAAGTAGGTAGCCAACGCGGCTATTTATCCCACTTTGCACGCACTTTGTAAGCTATTAGCCAACGCGGCTAAAATGCCAACAAATTGCGGCTTGTAGTCGTGCAGCGTGCATTTTGCACGCCTTTAAGCACTTTGTAAGTGCTTTGTGTAATATGTTGCGCCCTAACTCCGAATCGAACGGAATCCGTGTACCATATAGTGCAATAAAATAGACCTCCCATTTTTTGGGAGGTCTACAAATCAGGCGATTTTAAGAATGTTTTCAGCGTTCGCCCGCGCAATTTCAGCGGGTAAACCACACTTTTCTAATTCTTTTTGCAACTTTGCAAGTGCCTTTGCTCGCTTTTCGTTCGCCTTGTCTTCCTTTGCGGTTCGTGCCTCAAAGTGTTTCAGCCATTTTTTTGCGTTGCTTTCTCGCTGTCTCTTTTCTCGCAAAAGTTGCACAAGTAAAGCAATATATTTCTGCGGTTGCTTGTCGCAAAGTACATAACTTTTGTAAGTTACACCGCTAACTACTTTTACAGACTCGCAAACAATTTCAGCGTTACCGCCGAAAGTTACGCAAAAACGGCCGAAAGTGTTAAACCCTATTTTTGATGGTTTAACGTCAAGTTCATGCAAAAGGCTGTAAAGGTTGCTTTCTTTGTCCTTTGCGATGTCTCGCAAAGCGCGAAAAACTTCAGTAGGTTTTGCGAAATACTTGTTTAATTCCTCGTTTACACCTCTCTTAAGGGTGCTTAAAGTTTTCTTTTCCATGATTTTGTAGTATTTAGTTATTAAAAATTTCAGAGATTCGGAAATAAATACTACCTTTGCACGCGTATGCAAATACGCTGCCGATTCGGTAGTTTTCCGTGCCCTTGGAGGTTGCAGCCACCAAGGGCACTTTTTTATTCCCTACTGCATACCAGAGGCAATGCAGCGGCCAACGCTTTGGCCTTTTATTTATATGTGCAAATATACAACTAAATAAATATACAACCAAACAAACAAGCAACTATTTTCTATATATCTTTGTGTTTAACATTCTATGTATGAATTTAACTGGTTGTTAACACGTGCATTCAGGCAAAACGGGACGGGAAAACAGACAGACAAAGAGACAAAGAGACAAAGAGACAAAGAGACAGACAGACAAAGAGAGGAAAGCACAAGCACAAAGACACGTGTATTTTAGCCGTGTTTTGGGCGTGTCGTGTTGTTTGTTGGTGTGCTTTGTGTTTGTCTGTCACTGACATTTGCGGCCCTCCACAAGCGACAAAGTGCGCTTTGCGCTATATTATGCGTATAATATAGCAAATATCTGACTTCCAAGGTGTTACGACAATTCAAAACGGGATAAAACATAGCAAAATACCCCGTACAACCCCCTTTTGTGCGGGCGTATCGAAAGAATGTCACCTCCCGTCTATTTTTTTTAATTTTTCGTACCTTATATATTTCTATTTTTTCTTGTGTTTTGTGTTTTCTTGATTTTCGGGTAAATCGTTCATTTTATAAAAAGGTACACTCATAGTAAAAAACAACGAAATGTAAGTTGAGGAGCATATTAGTGTATGTTTTAGTGTATATGTCAAAAACTCTAAATCATTGATATTTGGGCGTTTTGAATAAAATATGTATATTTGCATAGTTATCCATGAGTTATATTTTGGCTTGCAAGGAAAGTGCGAGGTATTAACGGGGTGGGTACTATTAAACATTCAGTGCGGAAATGGGAATAATTTGAGTGTCAAAGTGTTCCGAAATTCCGAACAATGTTGGCAGAAGTGTTCCATTTTGAATAATTGCGAGATGGTTGAAAAATGGTGTTTTTTGGAGGCAGAAAAAGCTCGAAAAATCGGTATTTGTCAGCTGTTTTGGCAGAAAAGTTGATATGTTAAAGGATTTAACGTATGATAGATAGAGAAATGTTGTTGGTAGACTTGGTAGAGAACAGTGATGCTCCGAGGTGGGAGTTAGCATGTTCTGCGAGTGAGAATTACGCCGCTCGTGCTGCCATGTTAGGTTTTGAGATATACCAGACGTATGCTCACAGTATGTTTGCGTGGTTTGGTGGTCGTTATTATTGTTTTAACGGCAAGATATACGAGCCAGTGGATTCAGACTTGTTGTATTGGAGTTTGGTGAAGTTGACAGAGCGCATGAGTGTCCATGCAGGTGTCCGCTCGAAGATGGGCATGTTGCGTGAGCAGGTACGTTTGGCTGTAAAGATGGAGCGAGAGTTGCACCCGAGGTTCAACATACGTGCTTTCCGCAATGGTGTTGTAGACATGACGACGGGTGACATACGTCCTTTTGGCAAGCAGTGGGACGTGGTTTATTTGCACGACTACGATTTTGACCCAAAGGCAGATTGTCCGTTGTGGAAGAGTTTTTTGAAGCAGGTGTTGCCAGAGAAGAACAGCAGGTTGTTGTTGCAGATGTTTTTGGGTTTGACGACCATGAACAGGCGTGAGATGGGTGCTAAGGTGGAGAACTGTTTGGCCTTGTATGGCAATGGCTCTAATGGCAAGAGCGTGATAAACGATGTAGTGCGTGGTGTTTATGGTGCGGAAAATATCAGTACCATGGGTATTGGTGCGATATTGAAAGATGGTGATGAGGGCATGCGTGCCAGGTGCCAGCTTGTGGGCAAATATATAAATTACAGTGGTGAGGTAAGTGAGAGGGAACTGTTTGGCAAGGAGGCTGCTTTCAAGAGCTATATTAGTGGCGAGGAGCAGCACGCGAGATTTTTGAGGGGCAATGTGTTCACAATAACCAATGTGCCATGGCAGATATTCAACTTCAACAATCTGCCAGTGACGAGTGACAAGAGCTATGGCTTTTTCAGACGTTTCCTGTATTTGATATTCAATGAGACGATACCAGAGCATTTGCAGAACAAGAGCCTTGGTGAGGAACTGAAAGAAGAATACCCTGGCATACTGAACTGGATAGTGAGGGGTGGCAGATATTTGAAGCTTCATGGCTACAAGTTCCCGAGGAGTGAGAACGGCGAGCGTCAGAAATTGATGTCCATCGGTATGAGCAACCCACTTTTGGCCTGGGTCATGCACCTTCATCTTTCATCATCACCGAGGGCGGAGGGCGAACGTCCGAGATGGGTGGCCTCTGCCGCGATGAGGAAGAGCCTTGAAACATTCTGCAATGAGAACAGTTTTGAGGACGTGACGCAAGTTGCCTTTGGAAGGGCCATGACAAGGCTGGGCTTTGGCGGCCAGAACAGGAGAAGGTCAGCGACAGGCATAGAATACAAGGTGTACGGCTTTAGCGAAGAGGTGGAAGCCTATACTGCCAATGAGCTGTCACTGGAGGCATGGAAGCTGCAAGATGACGCAGAATTTGAAGATGTCGCAGGCGATGGTGTATGATTTGTTTAACTATAAAATAAAGAAGAAATGACAGAAGAAAAGAACGAGGCAGTAAATGCCGAGAAGAATGAGGCAGCAAATGCCGAGAAGAAAGAGGTTAAGAACGTGCAGATTGACAATTTCCTGTACATGCTTGACGAAGAGACGGGTGTCATCACCGTATATGCCGTGTCGAAGCAGTGGTATATAGGCTATGCTCCTGGCACGATGGGACACACCCTGTTGTACTCATGCGTGTTCGGTGAGGAACGTACCGAAGATGACTTAAATGCCGCAGTAGCCTTTGTGACATCGGTTTATTGTGCTTCAAACATTGTTGATGCAGACGTTACAGAAGACATCTTGAAGATTGTGGACCACTACATGAAAACAAGAGAGTCAGAGGAAGTCACTGACGAAGAGAACAAGAAAATAATTGACGAAGTAAAGACGAAAGAAGAAGTCAACGAGGAGATTTCTGAGAATGTATAATTATTCCGTCTGATTGCATATATTCAATGTAATTTGTATATTTGCAAAGTGGTTAAGATGTCCGTTTTGGTGAAACAGAAGTGCCACCAAATCGGGCATTTTGCGTAAAAAGAGAATGATATGACTGCGAAATACGACCTGTTGGTGGTAAACACCAAGAAAATACGGAAGAGCCTCGCCAAGAACTTCAGTTCTGGCGTTTTGGAGGTGACTATGCCATCGTGGGAGACGAAAGAGCTGCCTAAAAACGAGTGGAAAGACACCGAAGGAGAGGACGTATACATACCCACCGACGGTTTGCATTTCGGAGGCGCGGATTTTGAGGTCAAATTGTGCTACAAAGGCACGGAAGGCTCATGGACAAACACGGAGATACAACTTTTGAATTATCTGCGCAGCGGCTTTCTTGCAGTCTATTGCTCTTATGCGGAAGAAGGTTGGGGTGCTTGCTATTTCATGGGCATTTCAGATATAGACACGTTTTCAGACCCTGTGGCTGGAGATATTGTAGAATACACGTTGAAGTTCCACTTGACCAAGTATGAGAGAATGTACGAGGACTTCTACACCTATATTGTAGACGAGAACGGCAATCTGATAACAGACGACAAGGGCAACAATATAATCACAGACAAGATATGACAAGAGAGTGGAAGGTATACAGCTCTGACGGCAAGACGGTAAAGGCGACTACCAAGAGAGTTGAATACAACGGCGAATACATGGGCAGCTGCTCCTTGACTATCACGTTTGAGAGCCATGCGCCTATAAATTTTGAAATCGGTGATTATATAGATTACCGACTTGAACGTTTTTATCTCAACGTGTTGCCATCGTCGAAGAAGCAATGCTCGAGGAACGGTTCAAAGAATGCCTTTGCGTATGAAAACGTGCAGTTCATGTCCGTGTCAGACGAGCTTGTGAGATGCGACTTCCTTGACGTGGTGAAGAAGGACAACAACATACACTGGACCGCGCTCCCCACCTTTTCGTTTTACTGCGAGGGGGTAAAGAACCTTGCAGAGAGAATACAAGCCAACCTTGACAGGGTTTATGGTGAGAATGTGTGGACTATCCAGATAGACAAGACCTATGAAGATTCTCGCAAGGACATACAAATAAGTATCAGCAATCAGTCCGTTTGGGACGCGCTGTTGCTTGTAAACACCACTTTCAAGACAAATTTCATTATCCGCGGCAGGACAGTCACGATAGGCACTACGTCAAATAATATAGACCATGTGTTCAGTTGTGGCATAGGCCGTGGGTTGTTGTCGATAACTCGCACTTCCGACACCAATCAGAAAGTAATAACCCGTTTGCGTGCTTTTGGTAACACTACCAATGTGCCAACAAACTACTACAAATACCTGTGCATGAAAATAATGCGAGAGTATGTAGTTCCGACGGATATTGAGCTATTATTTTTTGAGTATAATAATGTAATAAAGATAACATTACACGACAAATGGGCACAAGACGGATTGTCATATAGTTGTAATGTTAAGCATGCTCCTCGAAATGAGGATATGATGCAGTTTGACAGATATGCGAACCCTACACTTTCGATAACCTACGATGGAAACAAAGTGGTATATGCCACCGTATTCGCATCAGAGAACGATGGAAAGAAAACTTATAGTTATGCTGTAAGAGACAAGAGTTTCTATGACTACATGCTAAAATACAAGTCGGGAGGGAGAGTCACCTTGTCATTCGGAGGTACTTCAACCTTGAACTACAACTATATAGTAAAAAACCACAAGGGCGAAATAACATCGGCCAATTATCCAAATAACATGGCAATCACGAGGCTTATGCTCCCAGGGTTTCCGAATGGTGTTGGAGAGACAGACTGCGGTTATGTGGACAAGGCTTATGAAGGCTACAAACTTATAGTGACGAGCAATGACGTGTACATAGAAAGCCCTCAAAAGAAGATAGCTGGTCTTAGAGAGGGCAGTGTGTACATTGATGGCACTGACAACGAAGTGACCGACTACAACGTCTATCCTTCAATAGAGGATATGACGGTAGAAGATTTGAACAAGGCTGGCATATATCCTGTATTGGACGATGGCGACAACGGCAAGTTAAACCAAGTTGCCAACGCGTCAAAAATAGAGGACAACGGCGACAGCGACTATAATACAGGGCAAGCTTCAGAAGCCTTTGTGTGGATAAAGGACTTAGGCTTTAATATTTGGGACTACCGCACGGGTTCGGAAACGCCAAACATCTATTTGAAAAGTGGGAAATGTGTTGGCCGTACATTTGACATAAAAAACTGCATACGAGATGGCAACAAGTACAAGCTGACGATAATAAGGAAATCGGACAACGATTTGAATATCCTATATCCGAACTCTCAAAGTCCGATAGCAGGTGGCGACGAGTTTGTGATACTGAATATCAAGATGCCCGACGTGTACTATAAGGCAGCTTCGCAACGCTTGCTCAAATACGCGTTGCTCTACCTAAAGGAGAACGACAAGACAAAATTCTCGTATACACCAGTGGTAGATAATTTGTGGATAGCCAGGCAGCATGATGCGAATGTAAGTTTAGGCGCGAAAAGTATCTACACAAACATAAAAGAGGGCGACAGAATGGAGATTGACGAAGCTTCGGATTTAGGTATTGCGTCGAGTATATTTATAAGCAATTTGAAGATAACAGAGTCAGAAGACAGTCTGATACCCCTGGTAGAAATATCATTGCAAGATGACAAGAAGGCTGTAAGCGTCAACAGAAGTGTCGGGCAGTTGCCAACAATGATGGACGCGTCGACAGGCGAAGGGACTTCAAGCACTATTCTGTTGAACCAAATTTCGCGATATGGCTATCTGAACTTCCTGTCAAAGGTGGGCGATGATGAAGCGAGCGGAAAGATAACATTCAACAAAGGAATAGACGCATTTTCGACCAATGTTGGTGCAGCCGACGGCATAACAGAATACGAAGAATTAACATAAAAGATATGGCAAGATTACTTAGCACATGGTTCAACGGATTTGTGGGGAGCGCAAGAAGCACAGGAAACAAGGTGCTTAACGCTTTCGGCAAGGTGGTGTGCGAGATGCAAGAATACTTTGCTTCGGACTTCATGGGCCATGGGTGGAAGATATTCAACAGCGGCTCGGAAGAAACGCCAGAATATACGCTGGAAATAGACAATGTAAAGGTGCGCAAAGCCTTCATAGCGCATGAGCTGATAATAGACCAAGTGCGTGCGATATGCGGCTCACTCGGCATCAGCCAGGCGTGCGGCAAGGTAAAGGAAGTAAGTCTGCGCACCGATGAACACGGAAACCAATATTACCTCATAAAACTCGAGGGCGAAGCCACTCACGGATATGGCGGCTTTGCGAAGAATGACCTTATACGCTGCCAGCGTGTGGAGGTGGGTTCTGATGGCAAGACCAAAGGCATAAAGGGCTACTGGGTGAAGATTGAGAGCGCAAACATGAAGGAGGGTTGGTTCACCGTCATGGCAAGCGAGTTTGTGGGAGAAATTTATCAGAATGACGATACGGAGAAGGTATTGAACAATGACGTGCCGATGAACTTGCCTGCGGCTGGTGACGAGATTGTGCAGTATGGCAACACCACCGAACCGAGCCGACAGAATGCGATATACCTCCATGCCACCGAAAACGGTGTGCCGACCATTGACTTGCTCAATGGCGTAAACTCCAAGTCGTTTTCTGACAAGATAGTTTGCAGTTTGGGCCGCATACCTAATAGTGAAGCATTTGGACTCTATATGCGAAAAGGTACGATAGTGTCTTTTGATGATGAGACTGGAAAAGACAACTATATCTTTGACCATGATGGCTATTTTGACCTTGGGCGAGGAGCTATAACGTACAACCCTGCAACTGGTGTTGTGACGATTGGCAGTGATGTGGTTATAAAGTGGGGCGCGAACAGTAAGAGCAATGTGACCTATCAGATAGGCAGCAGCGGAGTTAATGCGCCAACGGGGACATGGTTAAACAGCGTGCCGCCATCGGAAGTGGGCAAATATCTGTGGACGCGCACGAAATGGCCCGATGGCACGTACTCTTACAGCGTGAGCTATATGGCCAAAGATGGCACGCCTGGGAAAGATGGTGAGCCTGGAAAAGATGGTGCGGACGGGCAGGATATGCGTCCCAACTTGCTTGACTATACCGAGTTTAAGCAAGAAACGTTTGATAATGTGCCAAATCCAGACAAGACCTTTGCTTTGGAAGGCACAAGGGACGAGGGGTTGGACGGACATGGGGCGATAAAGGTAGAAACTGAGCAAAAAGTGAATGTAGAATCACTGATTAAAGAAATTGATGTTGACTTTTTCCAGCAGAATGTCAAAAATCAAATATCACCATCTACGTGGTACACGCTATCTTTTTATTTACTTGGTACAATCGTGGAGCGACCTGTCTATACCTATCTGTGGACATGGGACAAAAATGGCCTTACAATGGTTGATACCACAGAAAAAATGATTGTGGACGGAAAGGAACAAGACACACCAAAAGATGGTGGTGTTAAATTCCAGCCAACATATTCGTGGACTCGTCACACAGTGACGTTCAAGACTTCTGACAATTTGCCTGAAACTTGCCTTTGTTTGTTCCGAGTCATGAAGAAGTTTACTCAGCAAATCCATCCGATTATTCCGTGTGTTTACGTTACAGAGCCGAAGCTTGAAGTCGGCAAGGCTGCAAGTGCATGGACGAGGAGCGATAACGACATTGTTGGTATTGCGGTAGACAAGATAAATATGCCATCATGGGTGCGTCAGTGGGACGGACAGACCACCGAACTTGGTGCGGATTATGTGGCCGCGAAGAATGCCGCATTTGGCACGAAAGACGCGGAGGGCAAGTTTACAGGTATTGCCATGAGCGGTGAGGGCTTTGACCTTGGCGGCAAGGACACGAATGTTGTTGGGCTGTATGGCATCTCCAAGAACATCTGCCGTGTGATAATTGACCCGAAAAACGAGAAATATTCGTTTCGTGGGAACATCTTCTGTGAGAACGGACAAGTGAACGGATTGCTTGTAGGTTCATATCTTAAGGGGGTAACACAAGTTACTGAAGCCGAATGGAATAAATATTTTACCGTTCAAAAAGATAAAAATGGTCAAGAACTAAAGAATCATTTGGAACCTGATTTTTTCAATATCAATCCGATACTCTTAATTTCAGAAGGTCCGAAAGACGTACAAGGAACAATCTACATTCATCTTCCGCCTTATAGTAATTCAGCAGAAGACTATGCGAAGAGTTTGGCTTTCCTTGGCTACAAGTTCTACGTTGTAAACAAATTGAAACAAGAAAGTAGCGTTACCACAATACAGTTAAGCTGTATTGATGCAATTATCAAGGTAGACGGGCAAAATGTAGCAAAATCATTTTACAAACTGAGTAAAGGAGGTGCAGTAGTACTGACGGGGTCAATAGATACCAAAGGTAAATTTTATTGGCTTGCAGATTCAGATAGTGGAACTGCGAGCAGCACTATTGTTGACGGAAGCATAAATCCAAATGATTTATGGAACGTTAAGTACAACACGAATATATTACACATGAATTGGAATAAAGTACCACTGACACCTGGCCCTTCTGATAATGGAACAATAAAACCTTAACAATATGGCAACAGTAAAACTCAAAGACGTATTAAAATCGCTGCCGCAGGACACGAGTCTGACGGGCAGCGAGATGGTCGTGATAAACGATAACGGGGAGAATAAATACATACCCTATTCAACAATAAGGAACGGACTTGTCAACGCCTCAGAGCGCAAGACATTGGCCAATACCGCAGAATGGCTCATTGCGCATGATAATGTGACGACTATTGATGCGCTGAACAAAGAACTTGACGCATTTTGTGCGGAAACTGCACAAGGTCTGCACCGCATGAAGTGTTTTGGCATTCCGCTGTTCGTGACGTTCGCTAATCTGAACGTTGGTGACAGCGTATTTATGCAGACGATACAAGGCAGCATTACGTTCAACTCGGCAAAGACGAGCATTGCGTCAATAAACACAGTTGGCAACTTGGCTATTGCGGTTCGTTACTATCAAGGCGGCAAGTGGGGCGCATGGAACACGCCTATGGCGCAAATCAAGCCCCCGACAGTGCAGAGCAGCACATCTGGAACAAAGGCCAATTACGTATACTCGCAAGGTAAGGACCAAGATGCTAAGACTATTATCACATCAAAGTTTTGGATATACAAGCACAACGACTTCAACCTGTTTCTGCGCTTCAAGCATTGGGGCGCGAACAATGACGAGGCACAGGAGAATTACAGCCAGGTGCAGCTGCCAAACGCCTGGACGCAAAGTAATGGCCTAATGCGTCGCGACATATATGCACGCCTTGACGCTTTTGAACTTCGCGAGCAGAACTCCACCGCAACCGAGGTGAAGGTGGTGACACCCATCTTTACCACTGGCGGCACGCGCACATTTAGCATTTCGGCTGCGACAACCGCAAAGGCTGGTGTGATGACGGCAGCGGACAAAGAACTATTGAACAAGATAAAAGCAAAACTCGGATTATAATGAACAGACTACAAGAAATTAGGATTGAGTGCGTAAAGATAACAGCATCTCGCGGCGACATAAAGCCAGATGAGATAGTTGAAGTTGCGAGAGAGATAGAAGCCTATATAAGGAGAAAGGAGGGTGAATGCTGAGAACAGTAAGCACAAGCGGAGGAAGTCCTGTGCTGGTGACAAGCGGAGCGATGCTTGCTGGCACTTTTTACGAAGAATTGCTGCAAGTGTTGTTCGACCTGCGGTGGCTCGTGCTTTTTATTATCGTACTTGTCTTTACCGACTTTTGGAGCGGCCTTACAGCGAGTGTAAAGGTGCGTAAGGAAGATTTCAGGCTCTCGCGCGCATTGCGCAGAACGATTGTGAAGTTCCTTGAATACATCAACTTTATCATCTTCGGGCTACTACTATCTAAAGGCATTTTAGAGCCATTCGGCATAGGCAACAGCGTGATAGGCGGAGCAATAGGCGGTGCGGTAGCATTGCTGATAGAGTTCGACAGCATTTATGGTCATGTGTGCGACATTCACGGCATCAAGAAGCGTTTCTCTATTAAGCGGTTGTTCGTGGCTTACATCAAGAAGAAAGATGCTGACATAGGAGATGTGATTGAACAAGAATTGAAATAAAAATTGGCGCGTTTCACAACGCACCAACCCCTCAACATAACCATGTCAAAACAAAAATATTAACACCTACAAAGGTAAGAAAAATAAGTTTAGACGTATGGAAATTTGGAAAGAATTAGCGGCATTCGTGCTGGAGCGCGAGGGCGGCTATTGCAACAGGAAGGCTGACAAGGGAGGGCCTACGAACAAGGGCGTGACATTAGCGACCTACCGAAGTGTGTATGGACAGCACAAGACGGTTGAGGACTTGAAACGCATTACTGATGCGGAGTGGGAGTACATTTTTAAGAAATTCTACTGGGACAAGTGCAAGGCTGACTACATACAGGACAAGAGTGTTGCCTTTATCCTCGTGGACTGGGCCTATAACAGCGGAGTCAAGACGGCCGTGACGCACTTGCAGCGGATAGTTAAAACGACTGCCGATGGCATCATGGGCAAGCAGACCTTGCAGGCGGTAAATACGCGTAGTCCGCTGCCATTGTTCGGGGCATTGAAGCAGGACAGGATAGCTTTTTATAAGGCAAGAGCTGCCAAGAATCCGAGTCAGAAGGTGTTCTTAAAGGGGTGGCTTAATCGGGTTGGTCATTTCGCTTATAACAAGTTCGTATAATACGAAACTGCCACACAAGTTTCCCCGTGCGGCAGTTAAGTGTTCTAATAATACTTTTTTTATGGTCACTGCAAAGGTAACAAATATAGCCCAAAATATGCGTAGAGTTAGTGGTTTTTTAATCGTAATTATCTGTGCAGTTGTCTTGCACAGCAGTTGCGCGCGCAAGGTGGTGCAGAGCATGGAGCGCACGCACGACACGCTGATAGTGTATAAGACCGACAGCGTGATGGTGCGCGATACGATTGTGACAGTTTCCAAATTGGAAAGTGTGGACAGTGTAGCGGAGCGCATGACTACCTATGTGGTGGTGGACACAGCTGGCAAGGTGCTGACGAAGTATGTGTATCGCGACCGCAGCGTGTATCACAACAAGGACGCTCTTAGTGCGAGCAGTCATGTGTCATGCCGCGCACACCGCACAAACAGCACAAGCCACAAGGCTACGGTGCGTGATGCGGTGACAAAGGTGGAGAAGCCTCCTGCAAAGTGGAGGATTCGGGCCGTTGGCGGTCTGTTTATCATAGTAATAGGCGTGTTGCTCTATTACCATATATATAGTAAGTATAAGTGATTTTGTTGGGTTGTTTGTTTGGCAAGCATGGGCGCATGGTGATGTGTTCCGTGCTTGCCTTTGTGCTTATTTATTTACAACGAAATTACTTATGAACAATGGAACAATTACAACAGATTTTTGACAGTGCAGTTGAAGCCGTGATGCAAGCCAGCGGCCTTGACTTTGATGCGCTTGCCAACTGTCGCTCGGAGCGGTGTGTGGTTGCGCGCGTGGTGCTTGTTGACGTGCTGATGGAACTTGGTATGAGCGAGGGTGATATTGCATTCCTTAGCGGCATGAGTCAGCAGAGGGTTAATTCGCTTAAGAATAGTGCGAGGTACAGGCTAAAGGGGCTGGCTGCACGGGTGATGAGGGAGGAGGTGAGGAAATCCGTTTCCTTGCCAATAGCGGAAAATAATCGGTGAAAATATTGCTATATCGCATGGATATTTGTATTTTTGCAGAAAATAATAGGCTATGAGCGATTTATACAAAGAGTATATGAAGGGGGTGTTTGTGCCACCTGTTGAAGCAACAGATGACATATCCTGCCTGTCAATAGAGGAGTTGTTCCTTCGTAAGCAAGAAAGGGTTGGGCTAAGCAAAACCAAAATAGCGAAGATGCTTGACATGGACGTTGCGACCCTTGATAAAATAATAAAGGGCAATTATACTGGTGCAAGCGTTCTGAATACATTGAAGGTTGCTATATTTATCGGCGTTTCGATGAACGATTTCCTTAACGCAAATGCTGATACGCTTCAGTCAAAAGATGTTAGTGAAATTTGCCATGTACGTGATACGGCAGTCCTTTGCGAATATTTCAGCATAGACACACTTAATAAGATAGGGTTCTTTACTGATAATAATTATGTGCAAAGGATAAACGATTTCTTTGGCTTCAAGCAAATCAAGGAATATGCAGATATCGTTTCAGTTCTGACGAAAGCATACAGTATGACAAGAAGGAGTTACGACCAAAAGATGCGTGACTTCTGGACGATTTCTGCTTACGCTCAATTTAAGAATATTGACAACCCTAATATGTACGATAGGGATAGGCTTATGGATATAATGCCGAAGATTCGTCCTTGTTCGCAAGACGTAGAAACAGGGCTGTATCACGTGGCTCGTGCCCTTTATTCTGTTGGTGTGACGATGATTTACCAACCATCATTACCCAAAATGCAAGTACGTGGCGCAACAATGGAGTATAATGGAAAGCCATGTATTGTTATATCAGACTTGAACAAACGCTATCCGACCTTATGGTTCTCTCTATTCCATGAGCTATACCATGTTTTGTTTGATTTTGATGACATTGTGCTCAACAAAGTGCATTTGAGTTCTGACGAAGGTGATTTATTTCTGACAGATGAAAATGCGGCAGATAAATTTGCTCGCGACTTTATTCTGTCGCCAACAAAATTGCAATTTATAAAGCCTTATGTTCACGCACCTCTGATGATAAAAAAGTATGCTCAGAAATGGGGCGTCCATTCCTCGCTAATTTATGCGCTTATTGCTTATGATACAAACAACTGGGCAGAATACAGTGCTCTAATACCGAGGTCGGAAAAAGCTACGGAAAGAGTAAATACAAATCCGTTCGAGGTTGAAACGATAAGAGAAGTGGCTGAAACGTATAAACAAAAATTGAATATATGACAAATAAGACCAAAGTTCTATCAGAAGAAAAAAAATCAAGAGAAGTTGAGGAGCTGTTGTTTAATGCCGACAAGGCAAAGACTGACGGTTTGTTCATTGATAAGGATAACGATAATGTTGTCCTTAAAGATGAATTACAGAAACTGATTGAGTTGCCGACTGACAATCCAGATGAGAAATATGAATTATATTATAAAGTCATAGAGAAAACACTCCGCGAGAAGTTGCCAAAAGGTGATGAATACAAGGAAGGAAATGCTATGTTACGCGAAGAGAAAAATACATTTCTTACAGGACACAGGAAAGGGCGTGACGGCATACGTGGTGCTGACAGTAGGCAAGCATTTTTACCTGCAATGCAGGAATTTATCCAAATTTTGCATGATTGGCTTAAACGCGATGGTAGTACGTTTGACCTTTACCAAACATTACTCGAAGAGAATATCAAGAGAGGATATAAAGGACCAGAAGATGTAAAATGATTATGAATGAACAAAGGCCACCCCATTCGGGTGGCCTTTTGCTTTATTGGTGGATAGGACAAACAATTCACAAGCAACTCACAAACAACTAACAAAACTCACAAGCAACTCACAAGCAACTTGTCACCATCTTTGCGCTATCGGGGGATATTCCCCGACCGACTTAATACATTCATAATTATGGACAATGTAGAGAAAGTAATCTGTTGCGACAGAGGTAATGATGCGCTTGCTTATGCGGCAATGGCGAACAACAAGGGCAATGACCCTATGGCCTTGGCAGCCATGATGAATGGTGGCCTTGGAGGTGCAAACCAGTGGCTTAACAATCCGTTCTTGTATCTTATTTTCCTTGCCATGTTCGGTGGCAATGGCTTCGGGTTTGGCAACAACCGCAATGGTCTGCAAGATGCCGAGATACAGGGCCAAATTCAGTCGCTGCGCTCGCAGATGGCTGACAACCACAACTCCGACCTGCTGATGCAGGCAATCAAGGGCAATAACGATGCCTTGACCACACTGGGCGCGAACCTTAATTGCGACTTCAACCAGTTGCAGCAAGGCGTGTGCGCTGTTCGTTCCGCTATTGACCAAGTTGGTGGCAAGGTTGGTTTCTCGGCCGAGCGCGTAATCAACGCAGCGGAAAGAGGTGATGCGGCAGTTATTCAGGCAATTCAGAATTGTTGCTGCAACACGCAGAATAGCATCACAAAGATGGGCTACGAGAGCCAGCTCGCAATACAAGGACAGACCAATTCCTTGCAGCAGAGCCTCAATTTTGTGAACTCGTCTGTGGAGCGCGGATTTAGCTCTGTTGGCTATCAGATGTCACAAGACAAGTGCGATGTTATTCGTGCAGGACAGGACAACACGCAGCGCATAATTGATGCCTTGAACAACCATTGGTATGCCGACATAGACCGCAAGTATCAAGACGCGAGATTGGAGCTGTCGCAGCAGAACCAGACTGCCGCACTGATTGCAGCCCTTAGCAAGACTACAACTGCAACGACATGAGGAGGTGTTTCCAAAACGGAAATAGCCACTGATGACCATATTGCTGACGCCAACGAAAAGGTGGACAATAGCTTTTTCGTGAGGTCGCGGAAGAGGTCGAAAGAGAAGTAATAACAAGCACGTGGGGAAGTAATTGCCCCACGTGCTACTAACGATTGAAATCATGCTATTCAAAGACGTAAAAATAGGCTACCCGATTTACTTTCTTGACAAGGAGGGCGCAAGATATTATCAAGGCAAGGCCGTGAGTGTTGCAGTTCCGCGCTACGACAATAACCAAGCCAAGGCTTTCGGCGCGCAGCCTACGGGCCTTGTGGTAGACATAACCATTGAGGCAGATGGTGCGACCAAGACCTACACAATCCCCGAAACTGCAACAATAACGTATGCAGGGCATCTTGTATTGTCAACCGACAAGGAAGGAATACTAAGGGAGGTGGAAGCACTAAAGGCTGCAAGCGAGGAGGCACTGTCGCAAGTGGAGCGACACAAGCAAGCGGTGACAAATTGTAACCAGTTGTTGGAGGAGCTTAATCCAGCCTTTGCGGAGAAGCGTGCGCAAGACAAGCGGATTGAGGGCATTGAAAACGAGGTGAAGAGCCTTGGTGCTGTACTTCGCGATTTTATCAACGAATTTAAGAAATGATGATTATGGGAAGATTATATATGGTATTTTGCAAGGGTGGTGGCAAGTGCAAGCACTTCGATAAGGAGAGTGCAGAGAAGGCTGTCAGCCGCATATACTACACTACTAAAGACGGCGCGGAGCATCACGGGCCGCACTGGAGCCTGGAGCAGGTGCTTGAAGCCACGAAAGGGTTGCAGTTTAAGCCTTGTGTAACGGACTACGACAAGTATGTAGCGTTTAATGCGGCTTATGCCGACTTGTGCAAGACGTTGACGCCAGACTTGATTATAGAGACCGGTCATGCGTTTTTCTTTGAAGATGAAGATGCGCCCTGCAACAAGATATGGCGGTATATGGAGAGTTTTGAATAAACAAAAAAAGCGTGACGTTCTGTCACGCTTTTTGCTATAATGTGTGTATTCAGTCATTAAAATTTATATGGAGGTGTATAAATTTATCTGCATACCATTGTTTGTATGATTTGCCAGAGACCCACCAATCAAAGATGTTTTCAGCTATTTCGTTTTGTTGCTCCTCTGTCAAGCTGTCAGGCGAGGAGCTATCAGAAAACCCATGTGTGGCTTCTTTGGGTTGATTTCTTGTGCGGTTTGTTTCCTGAGCAATCCTCTGCGATTGTCGCACGGAATGAGGTCGCGTTTGATGTTCCACCAGATATATTCTTTTTGAAATACCCCCCCCAGCACGGATAGCTTTGATGGCTTTAATCCAGTTGCGCTTTACATGAGGCCATCGCATCATTTCTATTGCTTTTTGCTTTGGAGAACTCATAGGGCAGAGAATGCAGCCTATACGGTGATAGCCTTGGTCGTAAAGTTCGCAATGAGCTATGCCGAGCGTATTGAGGAAAATCCACACCTCATTGTCTGTCCATTCAATGATAGGCGAAATAAGCAGCGACTCCTTGCCTCTGATACAACCAAGGACACGCTCACCGTCGGCATTGACTATGGTCACGCCTTCGCCATTCTTTTGTGCTTTTCGTTGCTTGGCCTTCGCAGTTTTTTTGTTTCGGTAATATTCAAGTTCGTCTAATGTACCACTAAAAGAGTGGTTGTTTATTTCGACTTCATTGCGTTTAGCTCTTCGTACCGATTCAGCTTTTCTTATGCCAATGAGCGTAACCTTTCCAGCTCCAGCCATTTCCTTGTATTCCTCGCAGCACCACCTCACACGCATGGTAGGCAAGATTTTACGCCTTATAGCCACATTAAAAATACTGTCGTGTGGTTTGGCAAGTTCCACGTCAGGGTATTGTTCCCGAACAAAACGGATTACTTCGGGAGGGTCGACGCTTGTAAGGTTCATGTGCGCTTGAAATTGCACGCCAGCCAACTTCGCAATGTGGTAAAGACATTGGCTGTCCTTTCCTCCGCTAAAAGCGAGGAAGTATCCATTTTCTTTGTCATAGGACTTGGCAAGCCGTTCAGCCTTACGTAGCAATTCGATGCTGTGCAGCATTTTTTTTGGAATTGCGCACTGAATTTAGGTAGAACTTCCTTTAGCTTAAATTCTAATTCGGAATTTTTCATACGCAATTATTACTTCGTTGAATTAAGCAATCTTTTTATAGTCGTAATTCTCTTTTCTGCATTTGCAAGTTCTATTGCCAATTCTGATACAGAATTTACGACAATGAGGAGTTGGCTGTCGTCCATTCCTTGTTTCAAGCTTGATACGTTTAACAGTGCTGCTTCCAAAATGAAGTTGACGTGTTCCGCATCGAAGTTGTCTACACATTTGTGTAAAAGCTCATTGTTGCTAATTTCGTGTTTTTCCTTTTTCATTTGAACTATGTTTTTTATTATATCCAGCATATATTAGTGACACCATTATAACCTTTGACCCATTCAAACCAGGCATAGCTAACCGCACTGCCGACCTTCTTCATGTTTTCAAAATCGCCATTTTTTGCGCAGACGCATCTTCCTTTGAATTGGTAAATCATTTTGGGAGGGAAAGGTTTGAATAACTTTTCGTATCTTTTCTTACCTTCAAGCGCACTTGTCTTTAGGAAGAACACAGCTCGTTCCCCGTCTTTAAGCAAGTCAAGCGCATGAAGCACAAACTCCATAGCGTATTTATACGGAGGGTTGGTGACAATACACCTTTCCACGTTATGGAATGGCATATCAACCTGTTTGAGGAAGTCAACGCCTCCTGTGCCGAACCCCCTATAAATGAGGTCTGACGAATATACTTTGCAGCCAAAATCGGCAAGTCGTTTTGCGAGATGCCCCTCACCGCATGCGCACTCCCAAACATATTTTGGCCTAACGAAATTGTTGCTTTCAAACAGCAGGTCTATTGCTTCAGGGCTTGTGGCATAGTAGTCGTTAGGCTCGCGTTCTTTTTCAGTGTGCGAGCTTGCGCCGAGACATTTGAAAACGGAATTAAATCCTCCATTCCAATCTTTGTTCATCTGTTGTCGCCCTCCCCGACGATGACGCCTCGTTTTTTGCGGCTTGTAAGTTTGTGTATATTCAGATGCGCAGTAGTTTCGAGCCGTTTGTTAAGAACGGAGTGTAACCCAGCGAGCATCCATAGCACATCGCCACTTTCCTTTGTAATGTTGTCCATTAGCTCAAAAAGTTCTTCATTAACGTTATCCTCGTCAAAGGTGAGGTCAGGCTTTAGCAGTCCCTTGCGCACTGCTTTTGCAAGCTTTCCTGTCAGTTCTCCTACTTCCTCGTTAAGGCCGAGTATCATGTATGGTAAATTGTTACTCTCCTTTGTGCAGAAAGTCATTGCAAGTTCTTGGTATTCGTCGAATGTCATAATGTTTATACTTTATCGAAGTGTGTATTTTTAGTTACTGATTTGCTCTGTGTGAAGCCATTACACGCTGTCCGCACAGAGTTGGAAAAGAATTTCGGGCATCTGCCCTTGGCGAACCTCAGGCACTCACCGCATTGCCCCGTCTTGCTGTTTGTCATATTGTCTAAGCAGTCTTATTGCCTCGTCCAAGGCTTGTCCATATTCCTTTGCCGTTAATGGCATCTCGCTTATTGCCCCTCTGCGCCATTTCTGGTGCAGATGCAGAGCATGAATAACTTGTTTTATTGTCATATTATCTCTAATTAAAATTGCGCCCTCCGTGGCCACGAACCACATGCTGCCGACGCCACTGCACCATTAAAAGTCAATCCGTTATATTTAAGTTATTATAATTGTAGCGTTGTAGAGAGGGCTTATAAGTACCCCACCTCGGACACGGACCGAGTGTTACCCGACCTCTGGCAATTAAAAACAAATCCAACTAAACAAAACCATTTATATTTATGAAGTGAAAAAATATGAGGTTGGTAAGTGGGGTATGTTGCTAATTAGTTGCTCGCAATCGGTGGTCCGTCATGACGGTTGATGTCCTTCCAGAGCCAGTAAACGAACAACATTAGTGCTATTACTATCAGTAGTTTCATGTTTGTTGATTTTTAGAATTAGCGGCCACATAACCGCGAATAAAACCTTTAAGACAGGCTTTCGCCATAAGTGGCGTACAAGTGCTTTGCTCGCCACACTCGTCACAGCGAATGCGGTCGGCAGCCTCACGCGCCCTCTGTTGGAGTGTCCTTTGCATAAGCCATTTTTTTGTAGTGTTCAACAATGTGTTCAAGGTCTCTTCGAACCTCGCTGCGGCCCTCATAATATCCGTTCTCTCTGCCAATATCCTTGCCAGCAAGGTAAGCCCCGTAAACGCAAAGAATAAAAGTCACAGCATAAAAAATCGCATCTATCATTTCTTGCCCTCCTCTTTACCATTTAGGCGTTTCCACTCATCATCAAGGTAAGCTTTCTCCTCCTCCTTGCTCATGAGTCCCTGCACATAATTCATGTCTCTTTTGAGCATCTCTATTCGGTCAGGCGCAAAGGTCACTACCTTGTATCTATCTGAGCCGCACAGAGCATACTCGCACAATTCACCAAGTGCCAAATAGCACTGTTCAAAGTCCGTATGGTCAGAGTTCTGTATGGCATTGTCAAGCACTGCATACATCTCCTTCAAATCTTCTACAAAAAGTTTCATAATGACTTTAATCGTTTGTTTTGTTATTTGCTGTTTTCTTGTTCTTTTTCTATTCTGTTTCGCATTGTCTCAAACCACATATCAAGCACCTTTCGTCTGTCGGCAAGTTCCTGGTTTCTGCGCTCTTCTTCCGCGCTGGCATATACGAACTGCTCAAACATTTCATGTCTCAGCGTTTCTATTTCGTCTTGCAGTTCTGAAAGTTGCGCCTCCTTGTCGGCAATCAGCGAGCCGTAACGGCTCTTGGTCACCTCTTCATCGTCACGTTTCCTTTCACGCGACTTCATGCGGTCTGTTTCAATTTTGTTGGACTCTGTAAGATAAATGTCTGCAAGCTCCGACTTGGTGTGTGGCACGCGCTCTGGTATGTGCCTTAGCACAAGTGCAGTCATGTCCTCTTTCATATTGTTCTCTGTTTTATCTTTATCGGGCAGTCGCGCCCGTTCGGACTTGCGAAATAGCAAGCCTTGTGAATGTTGTGTCTGTCACTCTCTGTATGCGACAGGGCATAGCGCAAACAAGCCTTGCGCTCCTTGCAGCCTTGCCCGTCACATGATTTAATCTTTCCCATTTTCGTCAAGTTCTTCTATCAGTTGCTCGTAGCTCTTTTTTGTACCCAACAACTGTTCGGTTACCTTGGAGAGTGGGAGACAGTACTTCCAAGTTTCTATATCGCCATCATACACGTAGAACAAAATTTCGCCATCAATGTCCTTACCTGCGCACACCTGTACCCACCACTCATCTTCCTCGCCATCTCTCACCAAACATGGCTGCCATTTTTGTGGCTCAAAGTTTGTGTAGTCACGGTAGTAGGTTGGGACTTCAAGGAATAGGTCGTAACAAGTCTTATTGCCAAAACGATAAACACCTTCGTTGGAAAAAGTAAAAACTGTTTCCTCATCTGGGTGAACTCGAAAAAGAGCAACAATCTGGCAAGCACCATGCACTCCAATTTTGTCGAAACAGATAATTCTTACTTGGCGCCCGTCTCGCGTCACTATCCGTCCTTTAGTCTCCTTGCTGGCAATCTTCTTCGCCAATTCAAGGTTGAATGGAACTCTCTTAAATGTTGTTTGTGTCATTGTTGCTCGTTTTTAGTTGTTGCAGTTGATTCTGCATCAAGTTCTTTTATCAGTTCTTCGTAGCTCTTGCTTATACCAATCAGACGCTCGGTTACCTTAGAAAGTGGGAGATAATGATACCAACCGCAACAGCCATCAGTATTTCTTTCCGAGTAAAAGAGTGGTCTACCATAAGCATCTTTTCCGCTACATACTGCTACTCTCCATATATCTAAAGAATAATCTCTCACCAAACAATTCTGCCATCTTTGAGGAACAAAGTTGGAGTAGTCGCGATAGTAGGTGGGGACTTCGAGGTGTAGGGCGTATTTTTTATTAAAAAAATCATAATGATATAAACCATCAGCGAAACACGTTAGGACGCCTTCATATCCTGTATGCTCAATAATAGCTACAATGTTGTCTTTTTTTCCACTAAAGTTATAATCAAAGCAAACTATTCTTGCAGTAAGTCCGTCCTCCGTAACGATGCGTCCTTTAACTTCCTTGTTGGTAATCTTCTTTGCCAGTTCAAGGTCGAAGGGGGTTTTCTTGAAGTTTGTTCGTGTCATGTTATTTCTTATTTTTAAGTTGTTATAGTGTCTAATAGCTACATATCATAAGCGGCCTGCACCAAGTCATACACATAGCACCACATAATATAGCCTTCGTTAATTAGCTCATCGAAGTCACGTGCTTCCACTTTTTCATAATACCTATATCTATCGTCATCGCTCACTGCGAGGATTGCGCCGTCAAGTTCTGGCAATTTATCCATTCCAGACCATAACTTACTTGACCATAGTTTGATTTTCATTTGATATGATTCCATCTTTCTTCGTCAATTAGTTCCATTGTTTACTTGGGGCTTATTTGTTGTACCTAAAAGATGTTCGTTCCCTTCGTATGGAATGCACTGCTTAAACCATGTACCAACGCAATAGAACAAATCACGCTCGTCTATGTGACTAAAAAAGTCGCACACCCATTCATCATCATCTCCATCACGTACAAGAACCTTGTCGAAAGGCTTTAGCTCGGGTTTCTGTTTTTGGTCAGTCACTCCAAACTTACTCCAATCACGTTGCTCTTTTGATGGAAATAGCGTTGGTTCTGCATCTGTCATGGAACACTTACCATCTTTCATATAATCCACAAAATTTCCACTCCTTATAACAAGGCAACATATAGGATAATTAGAAGCAAGCTGAACGCTCAATAAGCTTAATTCTCCATATATTGGACTATAAAGTTTTGTGCCTTTTGGACAATCTTTTAATATTTCCGCTATGTTCATTCTTTTATTCATTTTTAGTTATCGTATAACCTCGCGACTTCAGTTCATCAACAAGATAAAAATCTTCAAGACCGTGAATAAATTCTATTCTACTCTTTTCGGCACACCCATAGAAGATGTGGTCAATTACCTTAGCCTGTTCTTTCTCTGATACGTAAGCGAGAATATCGTAATCCTCAATCATTGCGCTTATTTCTACCTGCATGTTCTATTGTTATTTTTTCAACCTATCACAAAGGCAATCTCTGTATCGCTCCATTGCTTTAAGTTGGTCAGTCATTAAGTTTTTTTCGTCCATTGTAAGATTTTCATACGCTTCTGTTCTCATAAACGTATCTAACCTCAATACTTTATTTGTCAAATCTTCCAATTCGTCCTCCATGCGGTCAATGTAACTTTCATGCTCAGTATGGAACTTACATTCAACTTCAATACATTCTCCCAATGGCGGTACGTGTTCACGGAATACGTTAGATACACTATCCGTTGCGGTTGGATAGCCAACCCAAAATCTATCGTCTTTTTCGTAGCGGAATGGCTTCTCTGTCGTAAGGTAAACATCAACACTACAATCAGGTTTAGGCTGTTCGCTAACTATGTAGAATACTTCTTTTTGCATATTGATTTTATTTTGGTCTTTAATGTTATCTCACAAAGCAAGGAACAGAAACGATAAACCCGTCCTTGCGCAGACAATCAGGGTGGCCCGTAGCAGGCGCAACGCAATCCGTTCTGCCAGCCGCCTTAGCTGCGGCAAGCACCAAAGCACTAACGATGTATATGCAGCCGTCTTTAGGCTCGGGCAATCCCGTTATGTCGCCATAGCTCACTGAGCAAATGCCGTTATCGTCAACCTCGCTGAAAGTGTTCTGAACTCGTGCCACTCCGACACTGTCGTATTTAGTTCCGTTGTTAAGTACAATAGTGTGGGGTGTGTAATTGTAGAATGTTGTAGTCATAGTTTTTTATAAATTTTCGTTAGTCTGCAAGAATGCTCTCCACATATCTCACTACTCGTTCATATTCTTTTCCGCTATCTTCACTATCCGCATAGGCTTTCTTGATGAGTTCTTTACCAGTGCCATAGAAACAACCAACGTTCCACATATTGTTGCTTCGTGTCCATGTAAAATAGCGGTCACTGCTCCACCAATTTTTGAAAACTATATAATCTCGGCCTGTTTTAATTATAGCGTCGCCTTTAACAAAAGCGTTACCATAGACTGATGCCACGCCAAAGACTTCTGCTTTATCATAGACTTCTGCGTCACCATGTACAAAAGCGTTACCATAGACTTTAGCATCGCCAAATACTTGTGCTTTCCCATAGACTTTAGCCCAGTCATAAACTTCTGCTCTGCCAAAGACAAAAGCGTTGCCTTTGACAAAAGCGCTACCATAAACTTTTGCTATGCCAAAGACAAAAGCGTCGCCTTTGACAGAAGCGTAGCCACAGACTTCTGCTCTGCCAAATACTTGTGCATTCTCATAGACTTTAGCGTTACCAAAGACCTTAGCTTCGCCATGGAGCCAGCAATCTCCTTCTTGTGATAGATTATGATATGATTGCACAAATCCACCTTTGTCACCAGCTTTTATAGAACCAAAGTTCCTAAGAGCTTCGATTCTATATAACGTTGCATCGCAAAAGTCTATGGTCTCATCAGTTAATCTGTATTTCTCCATATAGCTATATATTAAATTTGAATTGTTTACGTAACTGGTTCTCCAGTGCCTCTCTCAGCGCATCAAACGTCTTTGCGACATTCGGGTCTGTCAGTCTGTTCTCAACGAACGTGCAGCTGCACTTGTAGTCCATGCCAAGGCTCGCAATCTTGTTGCGCATCTTAAGCAGCATTTTAATCTTTTCTTTTTCCGTCATATTCTGTCATTCTTTTTGCCAGTTTACTCCATAAGCCTGCGGTAGCCTACGAATAGTTCCTGAGCCATAGCTATCCTTTGTCAGAGATACGAACTCGCGGACTGTGGTGCTGTCATCAAGGTTTATGCCCCTATCCTTGCAAAAGCCCTCTCTACCCATGCGGCATGAGCCAGTGAGGACGTGGTGATAAGCGAAAAGGTCGCGGTTGGAATAAGGCGTGTCGTAGTTTGGAAATTTCTCAACAAACGCCTCTATTCGCTCCTCCTCGGTGCTCTCGTCATAGAGTCTCTCGAGTTTCTCATGCAGAGATGTGAAAGCATCGTGCAAGGTATTGCCATGAGCGAATTTATTTTCTTCTTTGACAATGTAGCAAGGCTGCAAAGTAAGGTCGCTGTTTAGGATAAAACATTGTGCAATATTGCCGTGAACTGATTTTATAATGGTTTGAAGGCCATCTACGAGATGGACATTTTCTCCATTCAGTTCCTTTACGCCTCTGCGAGACTCAAAGCAATTGCCAGAGCCATAGCCACAGCCATCATCAGAACCAAAGCCCTTGCCGTTGCCAGAGCCATCGCCACAGATATAGCCAGAGCCATCGCCAAAGCCACGGCCGGAGCCATAGCCATAACCAGAGCCATAGCCATTGCCAGAGCCACAGCCAACTCCACTGCTATCGGAATAGCCACAGCAAGAGCCAAGGCCAGAACCTTTGCCATAGGTTGTGCTAAAAAATTCTTTAATGCGCGTTTCTAACGTTTCCATGTTGGTACACCTTCTATTGATTTTATCGCTTTGTCAGTGCAAGGAATTATCTCTATTGCGTCAAGAATGGTAATACTCTCTACCGCGACAGTAAACTTGCATTCTCTTGGGTTAGACGTGCCATCTACGGCGAGCTGTGAAATAGATGCTGCTCCGTCCCAGTACCATATTCTACGAGCGTTGTGAAGCGTAACCTCTTGACCGTTTTGCGCTATCAATGTTCCAAACTCTACTCCGCTGCGGTCGCCGCGGATAATGACTTTCTTTCCAATGTTTGTTTCCATTTCTTAATTTGTTTTTTTGTTGTTACCACTTATTCTGGCAACTGTGATTGTTGTTTGTTTATCTATTCTCAGATAAGTGCATCAAGGTGTTGCATTGCAACTGATGCCAACTTATTGCTTCGTACATTGTGTTATGACCTCGACTATTGCATTTTTTGCAACGGTCAGGTATTTGTGCTATTGCATTCACGTGCTACCCTGTCGTTGTATTCGCAATCATCAATGCAGTTGCACCACTTGTTAGCATAAGGTTTGAAGGCATACTTGCAATAATATCCGTCTGGAAGATAGTTCGTCTTCCCCACATAGTACTTGCAGTTTTTACACACTGGCTCATTCATCGCATAATACCTCTCTTAATGTTATTCAATTCTGTTGCACTCAACGCCCAAGGCGCATAAAGCATTATCTCGTCAATGTGCGCTCTCACGCAATGAGGGAATATCAATCTCCCGTAGGAATTACGTCTTGTGTAGTGCAGTACTCTTTCTTCTATCGTCATTTGTTTGTCAATTTATTTCGCACTATCGCGATATTCAAAATAATCTTGTAGCCAGCCCTTCATCTGCTCCGTGTTGCTCAATGCGTTAAGCAGATTGACGCCAGCTGTGTTGACGTTTGTGTCGGCATTAAGGTCAATCTCCTCGTCCTTGCCAGTCACGATGCCTGCCAGCCTTGTGCGGAGCTTGTCCGTCATGCGGTAAATATCCTCCTCCACCATCACACCAAGCAGCTTTGTGGCAGGGCAGTCCATTGCTGTCTGTGCAATGTCCATCAGCAAGCGGCCGTTGGCATACTCATACAGCGGCAGCGCACATTCAAGAGCCGCCATCACGGGAGCGTCCTTAACGCCATTCCGTGTAAGCACCTGCATCACCGAGTAGTAAAACGGTTGCCACAGATGTTCAAAGTGTTCGCTCGTCCATTCTGCGAGACCGTCATACATGTCAATCAAGCTGTCGGTAGCTATGCAGCGAGCTATATCACTGTCCCACCTTGCTATCTTAATCTGAAGTTCTTTCACGCCCTTCTTAATGTCGTGTCGGTAGTACTTGCTCTGGCTGATAGTACACAGCGCACTGCGCAGCTTCTCGTTAGCAAGTTCTTTGCGCATCATGTTCAAGTAGAACACATCGCCAAATATGCGGCTCTCCTTGCTTGTCGGTTCTTCTCTGCATCGCCTGTCGCGCTCCTCCAGCTCGTTAATGCCATTCTTGTAGGTTGTGTAGAGAGGCGAGCCAATGCGTCTTTTCAGGCTCTTGCCGAAAAAGGGATTAGAGAATTGTGATGTGATGGGGTTTATTGGTTGTTTTGTCATTTTCTAAAATTTGCGTTTAAGGCTTTATTTTGTCTTTGTGTGATAACTTATACGATTTACGTATGAAATGCCGTCAGAACGAAGATAAATAACCATTCCAAGGTTGTTTTGACGTACGAAACGATGTCATCTTCTATGTTTTGTGTCGAATTTTGAAAAATCCGCGTTTTGATGTCTCTTTGAATAGCTCCCAATCTGCGTCATGTACCGTGCATTCTGTTTCTCCGTTGACAGAAGTATGCTCAATGAGTTTGAAACGTTTTTGGATTTTGCGTTTTGCAATGCGGTTGCAAGTCCAATAGACCAAGACTTTCCTCATTTTATTTTCCCGTCCTTTCCGCGTTCGTAGCCCATGTTGAACAACCACCGCAGTTCTTGCCATTCTGCCCATGTGCAGCAATCTGGGTCGTTTGCTGGTTTCGCGTTCCGCTTTTCCCGTTCTGCCGCCTCATGCACTCTGTTCAGGGCATCGAACCGCCATAGTTTGAACTTTTGCAAGGCTTCTGTTATCACGAGGGGGTCGACGCTGCCGTAGAACTTGCCATACCGCCCAGCCTTGAAATGGGCGAAGAACAACATGAACTCTGAAAGTTTGAGGTAGTAGAACTCGCCTGCTATGACCCTTGCGGTTTCCTCGATTTGCAGCGTGTCGGGTTTCTCTTTTGCCCCTGCATACTCCGAGAGGTCTTTCAGCTGGCACTCCAGCCACAACTCTGCGAACCGTCCTCCCCAGATGCAGCGGACATCAACCAGTGTGGGGCAGTTCCCGACGAGGCATTTCTGCGGATAGCGTGCAAAATTCACTTGCTTGTCTGGCGAAAATGATGCTATCACGTTTTCAGCAGTCGCGTAGCGCAAAAGGTATGTCGCTTGCTTCTTCGTCAGTGCGCGACATTTTTTCTCTGACATGGGCAAGGAACTCTGCATCTCGCTCTGCGCGAGTGCTGCCCGACTGACCAATTCTTGTGTTATCTCTGTTTGCATAGCTTAAATCATGTTTCTGCCATGTGGCAAGACGTTTTGAGATTTCAAATGCTTGTTGCTTCTCGAACCGCATTTTTCGTCCTCCATACGTTTTTTCCGTCCAATAGTCGTAGAAAGCCCGAACCATGTCCTTGCCATACTTTGCGACGTAAGGCACTAAAGACTGATAAAATTTTTCTTTCCGAAGTTCCATATCGTCTGTTGTGGTTGTAGCGACGACAGGAGCGTCCGTAGCTTTCTCATCTATACGAACGTTAGTGAGTATAGATTCTTTCTTATTATTTCTTATATTCTTATTATTCTTTAGTTGTTGTTGTTTGTTTGTTATCTGTTTGTTATTTGTTTGTTGAAGTGCTTGTTGTTTTGTTTGTTGCTCTACCTCCTCGTAAAGTTGGTAACTCTCGTATTTACAGACAGTTACGAGCGTAAATCTGTTTGTTGTTTTGCTTGTTATTTCGTTTGTTGATTTTAGGCGATTGAGCGAAGTGCGCACTTGTTGCGTGCTTAATTTGGTTTCTTCGCTAATGGTGGCTACCGAGGTGACGAGCTGCCCCCTTTTTATTAGTATGCCTCGCCATTTTTTATCCTCCTTGTTTGCCCTTAACAACAAGTAAATGAACAGTTGCAGGGTGCTTGGTGAAGTGAACCATTCCCAATCAAGAATTTTGCGGTGTAGCTTTATCCATCCATTGCACATTGTCTTTCGGTTTTGATGCGTGTGACCACTTTGCGCACACCGCTGACCGAATAGCCAAGCTTAAACGCAATGTGGCTGTATATCTGATTGTTCGACAAATCTGTGCTGTCTTGCAGCTTGCAGTACAATCTGAATATTTTGGAATGTTCCCTTTGTCGTTTCTTTTCTGTCGGTGTCTGGTATAGTTTCATTTTTCTTCTAACATTTTGTCAACAAGTGCCGAGTAGTACTTGATTAGTTGCTGCAACTCGAACTCTGACCACTTCTTAACTTGGTTGGAGTGTGACCGCAACAAGTCGAATCTGCTTTGGCCTATCTTGCGTATCAAGTTCTCTCTGTAACCGTCCAGATGGTCTGATTTGAATCTGTTGCAAAAATTGCATTCGCTATTACAATTATCCTCGTCGTACCTCGTGGACATTTTGGAGCGTGAGTAGTAGTGTCCGCAGTCTGCCTTGGCGAAAGGCTTTATCTGTCCGCATGATATGCACTTGAAAGCCTTGTAGCCAAATGGCTTGCTATCCCTCAACCTTATGTAGAGGCTGAAAATCTTGTCAAGTTTGTTGATGAGTGTGCGTGTTCCGCTCTTGCGTGGTTTCTTTTTCACGCTTTCTTTCTTGATGTAGTATGGCATATCAACGCATTTTGTATTTTATGATGGTGTTGCGTATTTCGGAAAGTTCGTCTACAACTCCAGTCCGCAAGTCCTCCGTGTCTATCATTGGCACTCCATCGACCGCTATGTACATACGGCCTTGGAACTCCTTTACCTGAATGCGTTCAGAGAGTTGGCCGCACAGCATTTCGGACTGCTTGGCCTTGCTTTGCGCTCTCCGCTCTCGGAACAGAATAAATATTTTGTCAATAAAATTCATACTAAAAATCGCTTAATACTTTGATTGCTTGTTTTACGTTCCAGTTGTTGTCAACAAGTGCCGAGATAAAGCGTTTACCTCGTTCGTTCCATACGGTGTACTGGCTTGTGCCTATTGAGCCGTCGGCATGAGTGTAGGTTTGTGTGCGTACTGCGTGCAGCCCGAAGTCGGTGTATGGCGAGCGCAACAACCATTGTCCGCTTTGCTTGTACTGAATGCCAGCATCGCGTAGCAACTTGTTAAGCCTGTGGCATGGCATTCCGAGTCCGTTAGCAATTTGAGTGGTTGTCATGGTGCAGTTGGACTGCATCACCTTGTCGTAATATTCCACCTTTGGAGCAGCTTTTCTAATCTCTGCGTCCTGAATGCCTAATTGTATGCGTTGGTTTTCGTTGGTGTTGGCGAGTTGTTGACGTTCGCGCTCCACTCTTTCAAGTGTTTGCTTCGCAACAGCCAAGGCTCGTGCCATAAGCTCTTCTGGCGTCTCGTTCACATTACCTCTGATATACCCTCCGTTTTTGCGGATTTCTGGTAGGACCTCGCTCGTAACCCAGCGTTTGAACTGTTTCGCACTCTCCAACTTACTGCCGAAGATGAGGGAATAAAGTCCGCTCTCGTTGACGAAAGTCATCAGCGTTTGTCGTTTTGCTTCACTTCCATCTGCCTTTGTGCCTGTTGTTACCCATGCGTCGCGTTTCGCTACGTCGGGGTCATCAACGTGTTTACTAATAGCATCTCTACCGTTTACATATCCGAGAGCCTTGCACACATCAGCTGCACAGAATAAAGGCTCGTTGTTGTCGTCAGTTGCGGTGCGTATCTCGCCAAATTGTGGGCTGTTGAAAATTTGTATCTCGTTCATAGGAAATTCTTGTTTCTGCTTATTTCTATTTCTGCAAGTTCAAGCAGTCGGTGCTCGTCTGCCGATGGGAGGTAAATGCCTGCGTTAATGCTTGACCAATTACGGAAACGTTCTATTGCTATCTGCATTTCCCCCTTGTCAAGGTCGCGTGTGGAGCGCAGGTAGGAAACACGGCCAGCCAACTTGTCATCTCGTTCTCTCACGAATATTGAACGGTTGGCAGCGAGCTTGAAGTATTGCTCTTTTACGTAGTCTATTGTTTCACCATATTCGGAAGCGAAAAATCCCAACAGCAAGTGCAGGTACTTGTTTTGCTTGATGCTGCGCTGAGGTTTGACCTCCGACAATTCTATGATGCCATGCTCCTTGCCGAGCAATGCTTCAAGTCGCTCCCTCGCCTGTTCCCTATGCAATGGGTTGCTTACATCGTACTTCATCAGAATGGGAGTCCGTCACTTTGCTGGCTCGTAGGGAACGGATTGCTTGGCGTTTGTGCCTGGACTGCCGTTTGCTGCGGTGTTTGTGTTGTGTTTGAGCTGCTTACAAGTTCAAGCTCAAACACAGACAAATCAAGAGATGCGCGCGGCTGGCCCTGGTTGTCGGTGTAGGCATGGCACGACACGCGGCCGCAGACGGCCACCTTTTTGCCTTTCTGCAAGTATGGAAGCAGATTGGCGTTATCACCATTTTTAATGCACTCCACGAACAGTACGGTTTCCTTGTCCTTATACTTTCTGTTTACTGCGATGGTAAAAGTGATAAAGAAGTTGCCGTTAGCATCCTTCTGCGCGGCGTTGGCAACGAGGTTGCCGATAAAAAAGCATTGGTTCATAATTGTAGGTTTATTAAGAAAGCACCCCACCCGAAAGAAATTGTCGCCAAACTAAAATCTTATGGGAATGGGCGAGGTGCTGTTATTTGTTTTTATATTTGCAGTGCCAAACTAAAATTCAAATGGATTTCAATACGTTATTAAACTCAGCTACGAGAATGCAGAAAAAGATTTTGTTTGCATTTGCCATAGGTGTTATACCAGCATACACCGCGTTATTTTTCACTTTTGAAAAATTTGCTTCGTACATATTCCCAACGCAAATCATGCTGTCGTTGATGCTGTCATCATCTATTGTGATAGCATACCTTGTGATGGTGTTTGTTACAGACTATTTTATGTGCAACAAGGTTTTTTCTGCCAAATCATACGAGATGTATTCAGTTGTTTACGTGTCTTTTCTGTGCGTATTCACTCACCACAATGATATAAATAGTGTCTTTGTGGCTTTTCTCTGCGGGCCTTTCCTTTTCGCTATCCCGAGGTTTATCAATGAGGTTGTCTTTGCATTTCGGAGGCATCGAAGTCCCCTTGAACGTAAAAAGAAAATAGACTATGAGGAAAATTCCGAATACCCCAAGGAAGAATAGCCTAACAACATACTCCACGCGTTCGTTCATAGCTCTCGCTTTCTTAGCAGTCGCTCAACGTCAGACTTCAACACCAACACATTTCGTCCTACCTGCGAACACTTCACTTTGAATTTCTTTCGGTAGTTTATCCATGTGTTTGGTGTGATGCCAAGCATATCACAAGCCTCTTTCGTGCCTATCCACTTATCTTCTGGCTTCAAGCGTTCTTCCACTCTTTCAAGAATTGACACCATGCGTTGCCAATCCTCCAGCGGAATGCTTACAAATGTCTGTGTCATATAGCCTTGACTGTTATGCCACCTTTTGTTATGGCGGTTTTAAGATATTCCGCATATAGCTCTGGGTGGTCGGTATTAAACTTCTTGGTGTCGAATGTTTTGCGCTCGCTGTCAGCCCTTCGTGTTATTATCAGGTGCGAGCCGCGTATATTCTTCATTCCTTTCTTCGTGAGCAGTGCAAGAGCCTCTTGCTTTGCTTGCTCGTACTTTGCTGTGGCTTCTTCTGCTTCGTTCTTTAACTGAAGCAAGTAATCCTCTGTAAAAGACAGCTCACCGAAGCCACAATCATTTTTTGGTGCTTCGTCGCCATATAACAATTTGAGCACATCTTCCACAGGGCGCAGCGGAACTTCCACGACCTTATGTTTGTCACGTCTTAGCCAGATGGCATAAGCACCGCTTACAGGAATGCCAGGGTTGAGCATACTGAAGAAATAGGCATACACAGACAGCTGCCACGACACATAATCCGTGTCAAGTTTGTAAGTTGTCTTGATGTCTGCCAATATCACGCCGCCCATGCCGTCGGCATAAACCTTGTCAATGGCACTGGCATACTTTTCATTGTCGCTCACCACATATTCGCTTGCCATGTGTCGGCCAATAAAGTCGTGTGAGAAGATTTCTTCAATGTAGCCTTTTAGTTCATCGCAATCTTCGGTTGGAATGTCGCACGTGTCAAATAGCTCTATTGCAGTGTGTATGCGGTGGCCGCGTTCTGCGGCTTTGTTCAACACGTCCTCTGGAACGTCCTTGTAATAGTCGGGGAACAACTTGTCCTTGATTACGCCAGTAATGCCGCTTAATTGTTTCCCGTCCAGTGTGTAGGTGTGGCTAACGGGGTCGTAGTCAACTCTTGAATATTTCAGTATCATAGCTTGGGGTAGTTTTTACTTGCATTTGCAACTGCTTGTGAGAAGCGTGCGTCAGACTGCAAGTCAGAATAATTATTCCAAATGTCCGTGAGTGACTTTCTACTCTTTGCATTGTCAACCTCTTGTATTGCCAGCTGCACGCGCTCCTCATGTTGGTTGTTGTTGGCTTGTGCGGTGCCGTCATTTGTTGCGTCTGCGTCCTTTGCGTCGTCTATGCAGAACAGCCCGTTTAGGGCGTACTTTCGTGCGTATGAGCTTGCCGCGCCTGTGATTTGCGCGCCATCGCTGCCCTTGTGAACTTCGTCCTCGCGCGCATAGGCACTCTTTACCAGGTTATGTGTGCCGTCTGTCAGCACTGCGGTTGCCTTTATGTAATATCTTGCGCCAATCAGGCAGACTTCATCTTCGAGCGTCAGCACAAGGCCCACACTCGCAAGGAGAGGTTTTACCGAATTCAGAATATCCTCGGCCGAACGGTATCGGTATTTGCCGAACTTGTTATATTGTCCCTTGGGGGCTTTCAAATCTCGTTGCACAGATACGACCTTTTCAATAAAGGTCATTGGTTTTGCCTCTTTCTTTTCCATGATTTATTTTTCTATTTTGTTTCTCTTTCTTTTATTTGGCGCAGGTGGCTGGAGTCGAACCAGCTAATGTCCTAACGTTTCGCAAAAAAAAGAACGCGCTACCAAGGGCTATCCAGCATCATAATGGTAGCGAGTTCAATGTACTATCTTCTGCCGTCTATCCGATTAACGGCCTATCACCTGCTTGTGAGGCCGCATAGTAGCGGCCTGTCACACTAAAAACAAAGGGCGTGCAATCTCGCGACTGGGTTAATTGCCCATAACCTTAAAGAACTCAGTATATGTTACCTATAATCGTTTTCGCCATAGTTCTCTTGTATGTATTGGAGAGCGTCTACAACATCGCAAGCTGTGTCGCGTGCAGATTTCAGTTCTTCAACTTCCTCATAGTCAGAATAGCCCTTAATCGCGTCTATCAATGCGTCTATCTCATTGTAGACTTCGTAAGCTTTCCGCATTATTGTTTTTACTTTGTCTGTTTGTTTTTTGTCCATCATGTCAGCAATCTTCAAGAGATTTCTTTATTAGTTTTTGTATAGTATTCGGTAGCATTCCAGTTTGATATAAGCACACCGCCATAACAGCGGTGGCTAAAAAGAGCGAAATACCACAAAAAGGTATAAGGTCGTAAATTGTAAAACTACTGTGTCCTGCGGACACGCTCATCATTGTGCAGGCTATGAAGTCAAGCACTACTATGAGCGAAAAGCATAACCATTTCATAATATTTATTTTTTATTGTTCTGGTGGCGAGAATCGAACTCGCTAATGCCCGACAAGGATATTCGGCCTATCCATTTAACCTGCTATCACCAGAATGAGAGGGGCGTATGGAAAACAAATAGTGTACAGATTGCAGCTTTATTTCTCATGCAACGCTTTGCACGATGACGCCCCTCTTATGATTATTTCAAAAAGCTTTCAGCCCTTATTATTCTTCCGTTGTAGTATTTCAATGCTGCTTCCCTAATTGCTTTGGAGATTGCGCTGTTACTTTGGAAGTGCAGTGCCCCAAAAACCTTTGAGTTAGAGCAGCCAAACTGATTTGCAATTTTGCTGGCAACTCCACGAGCCACCTTAACTTTCATTTTTGCCTTGTTCTTCCTAATCTGTTTTTTTTCTTCGGCAGACAGGTTCAAGTAGTAGTTGTCACCGAATGTGCTTCTGAGTTTCTGAATAGCAATATAGGCATCTTCCAATTTGTCCAATGCGTCTTTTGCTAATTCAGACTCTTGCGTAGGCTTGCCGTCAATCGTGAGTCTGTTCACGTCGGCAAAGAAGCCTTCCATTTCCTTGTAGTCCTCGAGCACTCGTAGCTCGAGTTCTTTGATTTGTTCGGTTTGTTCCTTGGTCATAATCGTTGTTTTAGTGTGATTTATAAAGTCAGTGTTCTTTATTGATATAGTCCTCAATAGCTTCTATGTCCACGCTCATTTCGTTATCGTTTTCGTCGTAGGCGGTTATATCATCGATACAAAAGTAGTAATACGTCTCCACGAAAGCACCAGTTCCGTTGAAGTAGTCATCTTCGTAGTAGCCTTCGCTCTGAATACTGAAGTGGCAACTTATGTATATGTTGCCGTATTCAGCTTCGACACAGCCGCTACAATCGGATTGGTAATCTTCGTTTCTTTCGATACACTCGGTGATATATTTCTCTAAATCTGTCATGCTCTTAGATATTTAGTTAATATTAGTGGCACACGGGGCATCGAACCCCAGCACTATTGCAAAGCCCTGACCTTGCGGCCATTACCTAATGTGCCATCGTTTTATAGAGTTCTCTTCTCTTTTCTTGTCCAATAAGTCAAATACCACTTGCAACATAACAAGTTTGTTCGTATCTTTGTGGCAAACATTTGTCGTTACTTGTTTCGTTACGAGTGCAAAGATATAGCATATAGCTACACAAACAAAGCTATATGCTAAAGAAATGCGCTAAAATAATATTTATTAACCTGTAATGTACGTATTTGTAAACAACGCATTACATAAATATAGCATACAACTATGAAACCAATAGGTGAAAGACTTTCGCTATTTGCTAAAAAGAAAGGATTTAAGTCTATAAGACAGTTTGAGATAGAAGCAGACCTCCCTAATGGGTTTGTTGGTAAATCGTTATCTATAACTAAGGCTCGCCAGTTGCAAATTCAATCCGCCTTTCCCGACCTAAATATGTCATGGGTTCTGACAGGCGAGGGCGAGATGCTTCGCCATGCGCCATCACAGAATATCACTGGCAACAACAATATTGTAGGCAACAGCAACACAGGAAATAATACAATTATAGCGAACGCACAAGCGCAAAAAAGCACAGACAGTCACTCTAAACCAATAGTTCCTAAATACCTGACCTCGCAGCCTAACACTGACGTATACAAGATTCTAAATACTGACGGCCATACAATGCAGCTTGACAGCATGACCGCCATTCCTCCTTATAATAATTTTGATTTCTATTATATGGTAAGGCAAGACGCAATGAAGCCGCTATATAAGGAGGGCGACGTACTCGCACTTGCCCATACGGAGCGCGGCTCTGACATCATACAAGGTGCTTCCATGATAATAGACACCAACGATTTTGGCTTTCTTCTGCGAAGAATATATGATAGGGGAGATTACTACGAATGCAGAATAATCAATGAAAATAGCTCCTTTGAGACGCAGAAAATAGCCAAGACAAAGGTTATCCGCTTGTATAGGATAGTTTACTCTATAAGGCTGGGAGATTAAGAATAAGGAAGTTAAAGTCTATAATTGGCGATTTCGCCATAATTAAAAAAGCTATGAAATACGTATACACATTTGCAGTTGATGCGCGCGGCTCTCTCCGCGTGTTCATTACATATAATAAGCGTAAGTTCTCTTATTCTCTCGGGTTTAGTGTTGACAAGAGCAAATGGGACATGACTATGCAGCGGTGCAAACGAAACACAACGCACGGGAAGAAATTTACACCTGCAATTAAGATAAATGCAGAGATACAGAGGTATGAGGAGACAATTCAATCAATTTCCAGCTTATTCAAGGAAACGCCTTCAATAGAGGACTTCAAGGCTGCGCTTGACAAGGAGTTCAAGCGAGAGAAGGGAACTGCACAAAAGGAGGGTTTCTTTGAATTGTACGAGAGGTATATACGTGAACAGAAAAGCATCTGTAACTGGAGCGGCAGCGTATATCGGAAGCATCAACGGATATTGCAAGAATGGAAGATGTTCGATGCCGAGATGAGTATTGACAAAATAAATTCTGATACGCTTGACAAGTTTGCGGTATTCCAATCGGACCTCGGGCACCAAAACGAAACGACAAAAAAGAAAATCTCAATGTCGAAGTGGTTCTTTCGTTGGCTTGTTGCAAAGGGCCTATTAACAGACATTTCCTTTACGGCCCACAAGACGCACCTCAAACGTTCTAACCGAAATGTGGTGTTCTTAACGTGGGAGGAGTTAATGAAAGTATATAATCATACGTTTGAGCAGCCTTACCTGTCACGCACACGCGATGTTTTTTGCTTCTGCTGCTTCACTTCATTGCGCTATTCCGATGCCGCAGCACTAAGAAAAACAGATATATACGATGACGCAATACACATAACAACACAGAAAACAAATGATAAGATAACAATAGAGCTGAACAACTACTCTCGCACAATCTTACAGCGTTATGCGGACAACGATACAGAGAAGGCCCTACCCGTTATCTCCAACCAAAAAATGAACGTATATGTCAAGGAGGTTTGCCGTCAATGCGGCATAAACGAAAAATTGACGGATATATATTATATAGGAGGGAAGAAATATGTAGAGACGAAAGAAAAGTGGGAGATGATTGGCACGCACAGCGGAAGGCGTACATTTATCTGTAATGCGCTGATGCTTGGAATTGCCCCAAACGTTGTGATGAAGTGGACTGGACACTCCGATTATAAGAGTATGCAGCCTTATATAGACATAGCGGACGAAGCAAAAAAAACAGCTATGGCCTTGTTTAACAAGTAGCCCATACCCGTTAAAATCGCACGCATTTTCGCACGCATAAGTCGTAACTTGCTGATAATCAGCACTGTTTGTGCGCCTGATAGGACTCGAACCTACACGTCGTGAAACACCAGATCCTAAGTCTGGCGCGTCTACCAATTTCGCCACAGGCGCGCTATTGTAGTGCAAAGATACAAACTGACAGGCAATGGACAAAGCATTTGTTACAGAAATGTAGAAAAGCTCGACTTGGACAGAGACTTAAATAGAGACTTAAATAGAGAATTGCACAGAGAATTAGACAGGGACGTGGACAGCGAATTGAATAGAGATTTGGACAGGGAATTGGACCGTGTCAGTGTAGCGTCAGACATCAAGTGTAAACATAACGAAAGCGTTCCGAAAGTGTCGGGCTTGTGCCGGACGCATTCGGAACGCTTTTAATGTGTATTTAGTTGTGTGGCTTGTCAGCCGTCAATATGTGTGCGGTACTTGATGGGCGCCACACTCATGCAGATGACGCGTGACTTAGAACACAACCTTCTGACCATTGATAATGTAAACACCCTTTTCGGCTTTGTTTACGCGACGGCCACTGAGGTCGTAGATGGTTTTGATGGTGCTGACAGGCACATTCACCACCTTGTTCACACCAGTGGGTAGACCGGCGCTGAG